CTACTTTTGCGCGCGCAGCTGGACGAAATCCAGCACCTCTGCGGCATCCGCCAGGTGCTCCGGCGCGAATCGTCCGTAAGTCGAGTAGGTAATCGCGGCATTGCTGTGACCTAGATACTGGGCGACCCGTTCCATCGGCACGCCGCTTGAAACCATTGCCACGGCCGCACTGTGCCGGATCGTGTGAAGCGTCACGTCTTTCAGTCCAGCCCGCGTGACTGCGCCCTCGAAACCCTTGCGCATGCTGGCGATCCTTTCCCCGCCCCATTCCACGACGTAATCCGACAGCGCTGCGGCCTGGGCGGTCTGCAGTGCTGCCATGAGGCCACGGTTGATGGGCACGATTGCTCGGCCTTTCCGCGTCCGCGCATCGTCTAGGCGAAGGTTGATGACGCCACGCTCCAGGTCCACCCGATCCCAAGTCAGATCGAGGATTGCACCGACCCGGCCGGCGGTTGCGAATAGGAGGTGAATGGCCAGCGCGATGTGCGGTGCTTCTGTGCTGTCGATCAGCAGTTGAATTTCGTCCTTCCGCAAAAAGCGTTCTTTGGGTGTCGGCTTCGCCGGTCGTTCGATATACGGCGCTGCGTCAATGATCCGTGCGCGTTCGGCGAAGGTCATGGCGCTGCGCAGGTGGCCGAGCTCGGTGTGAACCGATCCCTGCGAGATGCCCTTGTCCATTCGCATCCTAGCGTACGATCGGCACAGGTCGGTGGTGATCTGGTCAGGCCGGTAGTGCCCAAAGTGCGCCAGCACGGCCTTCCCGGTATAACCCATCGTCTTGGCCGTCGGGCGGTCACCCAGGTCCCTGACATATTCCGCCCATATCGCAGACACGTTCATCCCAGCCTGAGACTGGACGAAATGCTGTGCGCGGTAGACGTCTATCGCTTCTGCTTCGGCTTCCGCTCGGGTGCGTGCCGCAAGTTTATGCCGAACTCGTTTGCCTTCGGCACCGGCCCAGTAGACGCAATATCCGCCGCGAAGTCTTCCGATGCTGATGTCTGGCACGCTTCAAATTCCTCAACTACATCTGCCGGGATACGGTACAGTTTTCCAAACCGGAAATGCTTCAGGTCGCCAGCAGCGCAACGCTTCCGCACTGCATTTGCGCTTACGCCCCATCGCTCGGCAAGGGTTTCGGGGGAGTAGGGCCCGCGGATTGTCTCGTGGCGTCCCATCACTTCTCCTTCTCAATCGACTTGTTGGTCTGCTGGGCCTGCCACGCGGCAAACCGCCCCGCGGGACGGATCCGCAGCCCGCCGTCTTTGCCCGGCTCGGCCAGCCCGGCATCCATCAGCTCGGCAGCGGCTTTGCGGTTCTTCGCAGGGTGCTTGCCGGTCTTGTAGAGCCTGGCCAGCAGGTTGTTTGCTTCGGGGCTCATGCGACTCGTTCCTTCTCGCTGACGGCATAGCCGCCCCACTGGTCAGCACTGGCATCCGCCACCCCCTCGAAGGTCCTGCTCCTGATCTTCCAGCGGTCCGGCCCTGGCGGCGCGCGGTGGATCGCGCTCCAGGCCTTCCACTCGTCGCTGCCCCGCTCCGGCTCTAGCAGCACGTTTGTCGCCACTAGCTTCGGCAGGCCACGCAGGTAGAAGCCGGTGGCCTTGTAGGCAGGCTCGCCGAACCAGAACGGCTGGACGATCTGCGGGGCAGGGAGGTCGGCCGGCATACGGTCCCGGGCAAGGTCGTTCATCACCGGGTTCTCGATGGCCACCCGCTCGATCGGCGCCTGCCAGCATGCGGTGAACAGGCTGACACCTTCCTCAAACTCTTCACGCATGCTTTCCCAAGTCCGCCCGTTGGGCAGTTTCTTGGGCTCCGTCCACTTCCCCGGTCCCGACATCCAGTGGCGGCCGGACCGGCACAGGCGCGTGCACGGCGGGTGCATGACGGCCATCAGGTCCCAGCCATCGTCAAGGATGTGGCGCACGTCGCCCCGGATATGGCGGTTGCTGCCGTCCTCGGCCGCAAGGAGATCGCAGGACCAGACGTCGTGGCCGCGTGCCGCGAAGGCTCGGCGCATGACGCCGGAGGTTTCGCAGGCGATCAGAATGCGCATACGTCTGGCCTACGAGAAAAGTGACGAAACAATGACAACTCCAAGACAGAAGCGTTTACGTACTCGAATGGCTTGGTGTTCTCCGGTACTGCGACCGCGCAGGCTAAATTGTAGCTGCTGTTTTCGTTCCGAGGTCGCGATGTCTCACACTCACTCTGTTTCAGTTCCCAGCCAAGTTCTGCGCCGCGTCTTAGGCACTGCTGAACTGCATTGTGACGAGAGCGAAGAAGCGCGCATTCTGAGTGCCTCGGATGCGGTTGAATATGAGCGCCAGCGTGAAGACATCGCTGTGTTGCTAGCCATTTTGGAAGTTGCAGGTGTCGGTGAAGAAGATGACGAGTAAGGCTACTCACTGAGGCATCTTGAGCCTTAGAGCTGCCGATGACTGAATACATGGTCATGCCGCTTTCCTCTGTGTGTTCATTCGCATCACGGCGCCGGTAAGGGCGTCCAGCTGGCCAGCCTTGATCCATCGCGACACGGTGCCGAGGGGGACGCCCAAGGCCCGGTCCAGTGCTGATTGGGACGGCCATTCCTGCCCGCCAATGCGGACTGGCTTGCCCATGCTGTTGTTCGGTCCGCCCGGCTTTGCGCCAAGCCGATCGAGGTTGCCGTGTCGGTCCAGGTGATAGTTGATCGCGCTCTTGGACCTTTTCGCAGATCGGGCGGCTTCCAGCTGGCTGCTGAATTGCCGGTCGCCGATCAGGCAGGGGTTGCCGACCGGCATCACGCCGCGCCGGCGTCTCTCAGCCCGACACATTTCCCGATTGGCAGTCCGGCATGCGTCGCACCGGCAGCCGCGGGCTTTGTAGGCGTAGATCGTGCCGTGCTTAATGGGTCCGGGACGGGGGCTCACAGCAGAACCTCCTGCCGCCCGTCGACGCGGTCCAGCCAGCGGAAGCCAGGGTCGCCCCGGCCATTGCCGCGCGGATCGCGCCTGTCCCATACGAACCATGCGTTGCGCTGCGGCGGGCTGCGTTCGCCCGTGAAGTCGAGCTTCCAGCGCAGCAGGTACGACCAGCTGAACGGGCTCTCACCCAGCAGCTTGCCGAGGCCGTTGGCGCGCGCCGCGGGCCAGTCCCAGGACAGCAGCAGCGCCAGGTAGTCCCAACCCGGCATCGCCAGAGAGTGGCGCAGCCACCGGCCGTGCCCGTCACGCGCATTGATCTCGCTGAACGGTGGATTCGTGATGATCGCGCCGCCGCGACTGCGCAGGCAGCTGTAGAAGTCGGCGGTCCAGCTGTCGGGGCATCCCCGATCCACCAGGTCGGACGCGTAGCAGGGCATGCCCATCGCGCGGATCTCGCGCACCAGAGCACCATCGCCGCAGGCTGGCTCCCAGACCGTGCCGCACTCGCGGATACTCGCGCCGTCGACCGAGAAAAGCGCCCGGATCGCCTCAGGCTGGGCAGTGGGGTAGAAGTCCTCAGCCCGCCGAGCAGCCTCGCGCTTGGGGCGGGGCGACAGGGGTGCGTCGGTCAGCAGCGGTGCGCCGGCATCGGCCTTGTTCGCCTGGCCACTGATCGCCCGGAAATAGCTCTTCGCGAAGGGGGCGTTCATGCTGCCGTTCCCGTGCAAGCACATCGGAACGGAGAAAGTACCAACAGCAACCGGTGCACTACTTGCTGGCAGAGCCTACCTAATAACCCGCTTACAGCACGTAGAGAATAACTATCACAGATATGATAAGTGAAACTAACAATATCAGTTTCTTTGATCGGCTGCTTAAATTTGGTTGGTAAACCTGATTTTCGTCCCCAATTCCTCGATATGCGGAGGCTATACTTGGTCTGTCGTGATCTTTGAATGGTTTGTTCATCAGACGGCCGTTGCTTACCTTTAGCTGCTATTCGGGTGTCGTTAGGCGCTGTTTTATTTTGTGCGTACAGTGCCTGAGGACAGTAATCAAAACACGTAAACAGCTCCTTACCAAAACGAACAGTTTCGTACGTAATCGGGCGGCTGACGGTTCCGTAGAACAGATATCCATTCATGCCGCCACCCCGTCCATTTCCCAGCCCTCACAAAAGGCTGCGACATCGCCCAGGTGATAGTCCGGCCCGCGCTCGGGGTCCGTGCCCTCGCAGAAGAAATAGATGCCGATCCGGATCGCCTTTACCGGCTCGCGGTGGATCTGGTTCGCGTCGGCAGGGTGTAGGATGACCTCGGCATCCTCGGGGATGTTCTGGAAATCGTGGCGCATAAGCGGATCCTCGTGATGCTGTGAAAAGGGCGGGCCGGTCAGGGGGAGGGGGACCGACCCGCCAGTGCTCCCCGCGCGCCACAGGCGATGGGCGGCGGGGAATGGGGTCAAAAGCGGTCGTCGCAGTCGATGGGGTGCCACGTCTGCAGCTTTGGCTTTGGTGGGGCAGGCGGCTTGTCCAAGGTGGCAAGCCGCGACACTTCGCACAGAGCCATGTGATAATCGTGGTAGCGGGTGATGCCGCCCTTACCGCCGCACCGAGCCCGGGCGGGCTTTGAGCGACGGTCTTCTACGGTCCAAAAGCGCCGCCCATTGGGCCAGCGCCCCTCATGAGCGCGCCAAGCCATCAGGAGCTACGGCGATCGGCAGCCATCTTCTCGTACTGCTCGACCATCGCGGCGTGCTCGTCGGCATCCTCGGCCTTGACGCCGTCCAGCTGGGCTTCGAACATCTCCAGGACTTCATCCAGCGGGGTGCCTTCGGCGAGCATGTCCTTGATGCTGTCGTCCAGCATCTTGATCCGCTCCGACAGCGAGGGGCCGAGGTTCAGGCCGTTCTGCTGTTCGCTGCGGCTGGTGCGTCGTGTCGCAGGCTTTTCCTCGGTCTTCTCGCGGGGCTGGCGTTCGGTCGAGGCTTTCTGCCGCTCCGTAGCAACAGTGGTCTGCGTCTGGCGCTGGTCCTCGATGATCGCGTCACCGCCGACCTCGCCTGTTTCGGGATCGTGCTGCTCGGCCTCGCCCTCGATGTCGTATCCGCCATCAGGGTTCTGGGCGAACTGAGAATAGTCGACGTGCTGGTCATCGACGGCCAAGGCGTCACCCAGCTTGCCGCCATCCATCTCGATGCTGATCGGCAGGTACTTGAACAGCGCGCGCACGGCGGTCTTTGCCGCCATCTCGTGCTGGTGGGCGATCCACGGGCTGTCCTTCTTGTTGTACTTGACCGCCGTCTTGTAGCCCTGTGATCCGTCCCGGATCGCCATGACCTCGTCCCAGGGCAGGACCACGAAGGCTTCGCCGTCCGTGAGCTTGGCATGGCAATACGCATAGATCGGATTGGCGCGCTTGCCCTTGGGGCGGTGCTTCAAGTGCTGCTCGGACCCGTATTCGAAGCTGAACTCGTCGCCCTCGTAAACCACGTCGCCGTGGATATTGACGATGTGGCCGGACCGGCGGGCAAGGTCGATCATGCCCTTGTAGCCGAGGATCAGCTGCACCTCGGTGATGTTCTTCCGGTTGTTCTTGAAGGGGATCAGGTAGGCGTGGCCAAGGGGCGTGTTTGCTTCCACGCCAAGGCTGGCGCAGGTCATCATGGCGCCGAGCAGGGAAAGCGGATCGCACTCCCCCAGCTGCGGGGTGGTGCGCATGGCGTTCGCCATCAGGCGCAGCATCCGCTCCGGGCGCATGTGCCCCGCGGCCACGGCGGCCAGCTGCTGCTTGGCCTGATCGTTCACCAGCAGCTCGCGGACGTTCGCGACCTGGCGGAGGGGCTTCGCGGACACGGACGTTCCGGCGGAGGGGCGGGTAATCTGGTTCATGGGTCTCTCCTATCGGTCGCGCGTCAGGCGACAGTCTGGGTTTCGATGAAGGTCACGCCGGGGATCTCGGTCGGCCCGCTCTTGCGGCGGCGCGCGGCCGTGCAGAGGCGCTCCATCTCCGCGATAAGGGCAGGGGCGCTGTCGGGATCGGCCAGCAGGAAGCCGAAGGCGCGGCGGGCGCTGCTGTCGCCGTCGATCTTGGCGGTATGGACGGTGCGGGTAGCCATGGTGCGGCCGCCGCCAGTGGCGCTCGCAATCTGCGCGCGGACCGGCTTCTCAGCCGCCTTGGTGGCCTTGGCTGCGGCCTTCGCGGCCTCTTCAGCCTCTGCCTGGGCGATCACATCGTTGCGGGCCTTGGCCTCGCGGGCCAGCCGATCGGCTTCGGCCTGCTGGCGGCGGGCCTCCTCCTGCTGAGCCCGGCGCTCTTCGTCCAGACGGCGCTGCTTCTCAGCGGCATAGACCGACAGGATCTTCTTGAGAGAGTCGCTCAACCGGACCAGTGGCGCGGTTAGCGTTTTGAATTTTGTGTCGACTGCGGTGGCCGCATCCATATGCGGCTGCTTGGCGACTTTGCGCGCGGCTTCGATGTCGGTGCTGCACTTCCGCGCCTGCGTCAGGAAGTCATTCAGCTTCCCGGCCTGCTCGTCGTCTTCGACCGTGCCTTTGTCCAGCCAGGCGCCGCCGGCATCCGCCAGTTCCCGGACGCGGGCCTCCAGCTTCGCCGCGCTTTCCGGATCGTAAGGCAGCTGGGTGTTATGACCGATGCCGGCCAGTGTCATATCGTTCATGGTGGGGTACCTTCTTAAGGTCGGATTGCGGCCATCTGGCCAAGGTCGATGGCGACGTGCGTGGCCACCATGTCGGGGATCGAATTGTGTGCACCGGTCAGGCCGTCGTATTCGCTGGCACTGATCGGCCTGCAGTAGGTCCAGACCGTCTCAGGGCGGCAGAGCTGACCGTTGCAGATGGCGCGGAGCCGTTCGGGCGCGGTCAGTTCACCAGTCTCCGGGTCGATTTCCTGCTCCATCCAGATTTCCACTGGGACGAAGGGGCCGCCGCGAACCATGCGCCGGCGGTAGAAACCGGGTTGCGGCTCGTCTTCGACACGGGCGACGCGCTCCCCCGCAACCGAGCGGCGCCAGTAGGAATAGAGATCTTCCTGGCTGGAGGGTTGGCGGATCATTTCAGCCACCCTCTGCTAAGCGCATATGCCCGCGGCATGACGGAGGTGTGCATGGGCTTCACCTCGTTGCGGTCCGGAATCTGGACACGCGACTTGGGCTCCCAGTGGGCGAAGCGGCGGCCGAAAGGCTCCTTTGTCATCAGCCATGCCTTGTCCGTCTCGTTCAGCACGCGGACCGGGATTTCGACGGCGTCAGTCATTGCTGCGCGCCTGCGGTTTGCCGATCGAGCAAGCTCCTGCGCACTGTGTCTGCCGCAGCTTCCTCCCATTCTGCGAGGGGTTGCTCGAACCGCAGCACATCAGCGCGACCGATGCTGGCCTCGCCCAAGCGGACCCGCACCAGGCGAACGGCAATCAGTTCTTGGTCGCCCTCAAGCACAGCCACGAAGTCAGCCATTGCCATGCGTTCGGGGCTGTGCGGCACCTGCCACCAGACAATGCTCGAGACTTCTTCATGCCGGATGTTCAGCGGGGCAAGGGCGGTCATTTCTTCACCTCGCCGCGCTCTTTCAGCAGCTGCTGCAGCACGAGGTTCTGGGTCATCAGCTTGCCCAGCAGCTCGTTGGCGCACTTGTCCTTGCCGAGGAGCGTCATGCCGCACCGCCTTTCCGAGCGGCGATCATGGCGTCAGCATGCTGATAGGCTTCATCCGCCATAGTCTGCGGGGTAAGCCCACCCATGTTCGGGTTCGACCAGTATCCAGCGGTGATACCCGTCAGTGCTTGACTAGCGAACCAGTCGCGCAGGGTCATGCCCATGTCGTGGCCGTTAGGGTGGCCAGTACGAGTGAATGCTGGGCCGGGAAATGCTTGGCCGCCTTGGCCTTCATGCCGCTCAGTCATTGCCCCATCTCCGCGATGCAGGCCGCGACCTCGCCACTGCGGTACTGAGCGCAAAGGTCCGGGCGGTCGGTCGATGCAAAGGCATCACTGGTGAAGAGCCAGATCATCCCGAAGATCGCAGCGCCGATGATCCAGATAGCGAAGGCGCTTGCCACGCCGCAGAAGAAGCAGCCGTCTCGATCATCCTCTTGGTAGTTCGTCTGGTGCATGTGGGTTCTCCATCTCGGCGGGCGGCTCGTGTGTCGCGCCCTGTGGAGATGAAGGTACATACGCACCATGCGTATCGTCAAGCTAAAAATACGCACTGTGCGAATTTATACCTAGGCTAACTGAGACGCGAACTGCTATCTTGTCCCCAGTCAGCGCCAAGCATCGGCGCATGAAAAAGCCCGCCGGAGCGGGCGGGAGAAGCAAGTGCAGGATCAGATATACGGGCCGGGGTGGCCAGAGAGAAGCAGAGCTCGCGGAGGCGCAGTTGCGCTATCAGCGATCGCTCAAGGCATATCGAGTGAGCCTGGCTGCATTTGCATTCAGCCTCCTTTCGTTGGTCTTTGCATTGTATGCAGATGGGTGGTTCGATTGGCTTCTGTAGAACAAGCAGCAGCCAGCCTTGGCCAATGCGAGATCACTCAGACTGCAGAACCAAAAGTCTTGATCACAAGAGCAATGATCAATGCTGCCGCCGAGGCTGCTGATTTCCACATCGACTTCATACGTACCTATGGCATGCCCGAAGAGGCGCTCGCCGATATTATACGAGCTGCGCTCGAAGCTGCTCCACGATGTCTCGATGAAGGTCTCGAGCAGCCTCGTAAGCAACTTCGGTGATGGCACATACTCGTGCCGTCTCTTCTACCGTAACCGCATAGGCTGCCGGTACCTTTGCGTGCTTAACGGGCTTGTTGCTGCTTGGCGGAACCCATTTTCCACGAACCTTGCGGCAATACACGTTCCCGGATGCGTCCCGATAGAACACGCCGTGAGCCAGGTAATCCCGAAAATCGGACATCCGGCCTAGATCATATCTAAAGTTTTCAGCTGTGAGAGCATCAATTGTGCATCCACGCTGCTCAGCTAAATCCTCGATCATTGTCCATCGGTCTGACAATCGAGGCGCTCGTATCGCTGTGCGCCCCGTGGCACTATCAATGCCAGTGAGAGCATAGATGATGTGCTGCAGCGCCTCCTCTAGATGGCTATGCAGAACGATCATCTGACCAATGATAGCCAAGATCTCTACTGGCAAATTACTGTTAGGCCGAATGCTAGCCCATTGGACATCATCAGGCATGACTAACCCCACATCTTGATAAGCGAACGCATGCGCACAACATCTTGCGCCGTTTTGCTCGTTATGCGGTCCCCGACCTGCGAAATGCTAAACCTAGCGGCTAGACAGAACGGTGCGCGTTCCTCTATGTTCTCGTTATGTTCTTGTTTGGGGTGGGTATGCGGGACGAAGAAATGTTGGAGATGCTGAAGGACGCCAGGCGCGCGAGCGGCTTGCCCCTGGACTTCTGGGTAGACCTGACAGACGGACTGCCTCACAACTTGGTCGCTATTTTGTGTGGCAGATCGTCAGTCTTCCCGAAATACATGAACTCCAAGGTCAGACCATGAGCCTTGCGAAGCCGCTTTGCAGCCTCAAGCGTGAGTGCTCTTTTGCCAGTCTCAAACGGTCCATAGGTCTGCGGTAGAAGCCCAGCTTTTTCAGCGAAGGTTTTCTGATCCAATCCTAGCGCTTCACGGGCGCCCTTCAGGCGGGACGCTATGGCGTCCCTGCTGTCTTCAAGCTCTTCAAGCATATCGCCTCCGGCGCAACATGCTCGCATCATAAATTCGCACCTTGCGGAACGCATTGAGCAATATGCTGATTGACAGTGATACGCACAGTGCGTATTTTTAGCGTATGGACAAGCTCAAGCAAATCTGGACAACCCCCGCGGCCCTCTCGTCTGACTTGGGCCTGCCTTACACAACGGTTCATTCGTGGTTCGTCCGCGAGAGCATCCCGGCCACCCGTGACCTTGATCTGATCGACGCAGCCAAACGTCGTGGTCATCGGCTGACCTTGGAGGATCTTGCGCATGCGCGCCGCGCTAAGGCGGCAGCTGCCTGATCCCCTCACATTCCCCATCATCCGCAACCCGCCCGACCAAGGCGCAGGTGAAACTGATGCCACGCCAAACCCTCACTCAAAAAACCATCAGCCCCACCCAGTCTGACCATCTCACGGGGTCGGCATTGGGTGAAGGAAACGCTGTTCCGGAAGGATTAACCCATGTCTGACAGCAACATGATCCGCGCGCTGATGCGGCCGCTGATCCAGAAAGCCGGGGGCCTGATGCCCGCAGCGACGATCATCGACGCTGCTTTGGGTCTGCCCTTAGACCGTGATGGCCTGTCGCGCCGGAAAAGCACCCTGTGGCGGCGCCAAGAGGGCGAACTGGAGTGGCCCATGGTCGAGGTCTGGGCGCTGGAAGATGCGCTCGGCGACCGGCCTGTCAGCAACTGGCGGGCTCGCAATGCAGCTGCACCGGTCAAGGCTGGTTGCATTCTGGATATCCTCTCCGAGGCCTGCTCCGAGAGCGGCGACGCTTTCGCTGCCATCACCAGCTTCATCGCCGGCAAAGGATCGCGCGAGCGGGCCCTGAGCGAGATCGAGGAATCGATCGCCGCCAAGAAGCGCCTTCGCGACGCGATCGATCAGGACAACGGCTGAGCCCCATTCGTGTGGGGCATCCTAGCCCTGCGCGCCCACGCGGCCGCGGCGATCAGCGGCTCTTTGATCCGGAAACACACCCATGAACGCACACGCCGAGATCCACCACGACATGGAAGGGCAGGAGGATGACCTCCAGATCGACACCCTACGCGGAGACATCCGCGACGCGATGCTGAACCGCATCCGTCACATGAAGACCAGCTGGAGTCTCTGCACCGAGGCCGAGCAGAATGAGATCGTCAACGGCCTGGAGCTGGCAGCCAAGAACTTGGTCCGCGGCGTGGTGCGCCAGCTGACCGCCCACGAGTTTCCGCATGCGGTGGTCACCTTGGGCGAGGTCAAGATCGGCGGATCCAAGGGGATCGAGGCCAAAATCACCTGCACGAACATCGAGGTGAACAGGAACACCCTCGGCGACCATGTCGGCGAGATGGTCCAGATCGTGATGATCGACAGCGACAAGTTCATGGGGGAGCGCGATCCGGCTGACGTTCAGCCCGACCAGGGCGACATGTTCAATACACCGCCGGAGGATGGTCCCGACGACGGAGAGGGCGAGAGACGCGGCCTGCCCAAGCCCGAGGACTTCGACTGATGGTGCAGTTCACCATCCCAGGCAAACCCTTCGCCAAGCAGCGGCCACGGGCAACCGTCGCCGCCGGACGAGCGCGGGTCTACACCCCGAAGGAAACCGTCAGCTTCGAGAGCAAAGTCGCGGAGATCGCGGGGCCCCTGTTCCCGGCCCCCATAGAGGGGCCGGTCAAACTGCGCATCGTGGCGGTGTTCGAGATCCCCAGGTCCTGGAGCAAGCGCAAGCAGGCGGAGGCCATCGGTCAGCATCACACGCAGAAGCCCGACTGCGACAATATCGAGAAGGCCTGCGCTGACGGCCTGAGCCGCATCGCGTGGGCCGATGACTGCCAGGTGGCAGACGCACGTTGCGTGAAGCGGTGGGGGCGGTACGCGGAAACCTATGTCCAGGTCGAGGCTCTTCCGGCGACGGATCGGCAGCTGCGCGACATGATCGTCGGCGGGGGTGCCGAGTGACCGACAAGGCGGTGCACATCGCGTTCTATCCGTCCAACTGGCTGGCGGGCACCCGAGGGCTGACCCCGGCCGAGACGGGCATCTACATCACGCTCGTCTGCATGATGTACGAGCGCCAGGCGCCGCTGCCATTCGACTATGTCCGGCTGGCACGGATGTGCAACTGCCCGGCCGGAACGTTCAAGAAGATCCTCTCTGTCCTGCTGGACGAGCACAAGCTGACGGAGACGCCAGAGGGTCTCTGGCAGCGCCGTGTTGAGAAGGAAATCGCTGCCGCTAAGGAGGCCATCGGAGAGGCAACCGACCGGGCCAAGCGGGCCGCCGATGCCCGATGGTCGAAGAACCGGACGCGCACAAATGATAGCGGAATTTCAAGTTCAGAACCGCAAAGTGTCGAGCAGCAAGACGAGCGACACACGGCCGGAAAAGGTAACGAAAACAGTGCAGGCAATATGCACGAGCAATGCCCGAGCAATGCTAACCAGAACCAGAACCAGAACCAGATATATAATAGCAGCAGCAGCAGTAGCGCGGGCGTGCCCGCGGACGCCGAAAAGCCGATCACGGAAGGTCTCATTCCGAAGCTGACGCATGCTCTTGGATTCGACCACCACGGGCAGATCCCGAAGTACTGGGTCACCCCCGAAGCCGGCATGATCGCAAGCCGCTGGCGCACCGACCTCGGCCTGACCGACGACGAGATCGTCGCCGTCGCGCTCGGCAGCGCCAAGGCTCACAACGGCCCCGCCAGAGGCCCCAAGGTCCTCAACGAGGCCATGGCCCGCTACGCGGCCGAAAAGACGGCGCCCCCGCTGCGCCCCTCCGAAAACACCACCTCCGCCCCCGCCAGTCGCCCAAGCGGCCACGGCATCAAAGCCCAGCTTCCGGAGAAGTACCGCCAATGACCAGCCAAGCCGCCTATGCCGACCTGTCCAGCCGCTTCAACCGGTGGCTGGAGCGTTTCAGCCCACCGCGGCAGATCGCTAACAACCCCCAGGCCATGCAGGACGATGCCGACGCCCTGCTGCGGGTCATCCTGGACCACGCCCCGGCCGAGGGCTGGCAGGACTGGTACCAGGATGCGATCCGCAGGCTGGAGGTTGGAATGACGCACCGCTCGTGGCCAGCGCCGGGCGAAGTCGTGAAGGCCTGCCGGGCGGCAGAGGCCCCGCGCCCGAGCGGCACCCTCAACTCGTCGGCCGAGGCCCAGGTCATCGCGATGATGTCGGACTGGCTGGGCAAGTTCGGCACCCAGATGCCCGGCTATGGCAGCGCGATGCGCACCCGCGAGCTGATCCGCCGTGGTGCCCTGCGCAACATCGCCGAGGCCCGCGCCAAGGGCTTTGCCCTGTTCCCGGACGAGGAGCGGGCATTCCTCAACGAGCGCTCCGATCGCCGCCGGGCAGGGGAGAAGCTCTCCGACATCATGGGCCGCGAGGAGTGGTCCAGGCATGTCACGATCCTGTCCCGCCTGTGGGACTGCAGCGAGTTCGACGCTCGCAGCCGCGCCGATGCCGATGGTCAGGCGGAAGACCCCGACCTCAGCGGCAACTTCGTCGGCGACAGGCTCAGCGCATGAGCGTCCGGAACACCACCCTAACCCCACCAAGAGGAACCCGACAGTGAGCATCCATTTCGCAAGCATGACCGTCTCGGAGATCACCGACCGCGCCCACAAGCTGATGCAGGAGGGGACTGCCCTCGCCCTGCTGGCAAACGCGCTGACCGAGTTCGAGGAGGCTATGGGCCGCAAGCTGTTCGTTTGTGAGGCTGACCAGGGGACGCAGTATGTAGGTTCGCCGGCGCCGGTCGAAATCCGCTTGCAGCCTGACCACGGCCTGACGCTTCCGGAGGTCGAAGCCAAGGTCGATACTCCCGCCGAAGCTGCCCCGGTGCAGGAGCCGACCAAGAACGCAGCGCCAGCAAACGCTAGGCCCGTGCCCCCGAAATCGACCCCCGCTCAAGACCCGATCAAGAAGCCCGCGGCACGGCCCTTCGCAGCTCGGGCCGCAGCCAGGCCGCAGACCAATGACCGCCCTTGGGGCGCGCTGAGCCTGCCTGAGCGGGCCATAGTCAAGCACCTGGAGAAGATGGCCCCGGCCTTCACTCCGGCGGAGGACCTGACCATCGCGGAACTGCTCATCGGCGGCAACAAGATCGAGGCCGTCGCGCTGCAGCTGGAGGTGCAGGCCTCGATGGCTCTGGCCCGCTGGAAAGCGTTCCTGTGCGCCGAAGTGCTGGGCGAGAACGGCAAGCCCTCGATGGACGGCCAGCGGCGGCTCCTGGCCGCGCTGCGGTACCGGAAGGACACCACGGCATGAGCAGGTTTCCGGACGCTATAAAAATCAGAGGGGCCGCATGAGCCTGCACGACCCGATCAAGACCGGATCCCGCATCACCCGCGCCATGTCGATCACCGACGCCCTGGCGTGGGCCTTCCTCACCGAGAAGGCCGTGCTCGACTTCGACCAGTACGGTGCCCACGAGTTCGACCGGCCGGGCGTCGACACGCTCTGGATCATGGCCGAGCGGCACAAGGTCGGCGTGACAGTCGACGGAGGAGGAACCAGCGACCCGCATCGGGATGCGCAGGTAATCGCTGCCGCAGTGGAGGCTCTGCCGGATCACGTCGGCGGCCGTCGCATGGCCACGCAGATCGCCGAGCTGGCCCGCGCTCGCAGCGTGCCGGACTGGGGGCAGGGGGATCGCATCAGCATCACGCCCTGCGGATGGGACTGGAGCGACGAGGAGGGGTGCTTCGTGGCCGGGGTGTCGCGCAATGGCAGCACCTGGGTCTGGCGCGACCGTCACCGAAACCGGCACGAGCGCAAGGGTGACGTCTGCGCTATCAGCTACACCGGCACCGCCAGCATGGTCGCCACTAAGCGCCGCAACTACTTGGCATGGTGCGGGGCGCTGCTGGACCTCTGGGCCGTGCTGAGCAGGCCGGGAATGCTGGACACGATCGAGATCACCGGGGCGCTGCCGGAGCTGGCGCCGTGGAGTAGGACGTCAGAGAAAAACTGAACCGATCGCACCGTTTTTGTTGCAAAGAAGATGCCCTCTCTGCAACAGTGGAGCATGAGATTGTGATAGTTGTTATTATTTGGGACGCAAATGACCAACGGCATTATTCAAACCATCAAAAAATCTCTTGCTAATATCTTTCTTGGTTCACCCCCGCCGTGGCAAACGCATATCCATCCATCAGCGGGCAACAGAATGTTTTGTGGGTTAAACATCCATGCGCCGACCTCATCCATCAAATGCGAAGAAGAAGCGCCCGTCCACGCTAGCAAACCTGAATTGCAGTTAACAGAAGGATACGAAACCCCTGTAGGAAACCATTCGCTTAAGCATGTTGCTTAGATATCTATTTTAGCGCTCGGGCGGCGTCATACTCGACACACACTTCGCTTTGACTCGCTAAGGACTGGATTCTCGCGATGATTGAGTCGTTGGACGTGCTGGACGTCAAAAACACGGCTTGCATCTGACGATAAGAGTGCAGTCGCCGGGTTGGTACTTGATAGGACAGGAGTCTGTCCAAAAAGTGCCGGACATCGTGAAAGCGGTATCTGTGCGGATGATCTTCATGCGCAGGTTTTGCCCGATGCCAGGGCCGGGGTGCAAGGTTGATCCGTGACCTGTGCGGACTTGTGGCCGCGTTCGCCGTGCTGGTCATGGTGTTGTCTTGGGCCTGGTTCTGAGCGATTGTGCCCAATAGCTCGGCGGATAAGCGGCGTTCTGCCTTCAGTGCAAAACCAATGGAACAGATCGGTTCACCTTCTATCGTCTGCATACCGTGCAGGTTCCATAGGAGTGGCAAGTTATGCCCAAGATGACGCTGACCAGAATGCCGTCGGATACACCTGTTGTACTGACGTTCATTCAGACAACCGAGTTCAACATCGACAATGGCGCTGAAGGCGCGACGATCCTAGGTCTGTACCAGAACCGCTCTCAGCAGATCGTACATGTTCGTGAGACCCGACAGGAGATCCTTGATGCACGCAGAGCAGCGATAGAAAGCTAAAATAAAAGACATTGCAGCAAATTTGCACAACATGCAGAACGTTACAAAAAGTTCAGCCAACCATGTCTTGCGTGATCAGGACAGTTCTGTTCATATTTGTACCGTAAGGCTGTACATTCGTATTTTATTGTTTCTAGATTTTTGGATTCGATACATGACCGTGACATTTACCCCGCATGAGTTGGCGTTGATTAACCATGCCTTATCCTCCTATCAGCACAATAATTCATTCCGTGGCGTGAGCGCCAAGGTCGAGGCGTTAGTTACGAAGTTTCAGCCTGACCAACCGAAGGCCGCTCCGTTGTCGAAAATTAAGCAGTACTGAGCAACAGTCGCTTGATGTAAAGATGCGGACTGGAAGCCTCGAACTCCGCCTCGGTCTTACGGGGTGATCAGGCGCTCGATTGACACAATGAGCCTTAGTAGACCTTCAAGAGCTTGCGCGTAATGCCCGTCTAAAGCATTTCCAGATGACCAACCCTAGGAAAGTTACACACGGAAATTCGCACTGCTGTCCACATAGCCGCCGCCAGGGCGGCGCTAGGGCATAGACGTAAGGAGCCCATAGCCCCGCCGGTCGAATACGGCGCAGCATGAAGGTGCATCTTGCGCCAACAGAACCACCATTTTCCGCAAAGCGGACATTCACATTTTCTTTCAGGCGCACCGACTTGCACCTACTGATGAGCCTTGTTGCAGAACTCGGCGTGCGGCGGGATACACGCGGCCCGTTAAGTGATCCCCAAAGTTTGACTGATGAAAGAAAAGTCCGCAGCCGAAAGCGCTGTGCAGCAAGCCTGGGAAGAAGGAGGCATCGAAAGCCGTGTCTCTCCCGCTCTACTGGGACAGTATAGTTACTCCAAATCTGAATTCGAAGCGAACCACGCTGCCGACGTGCTGGCGTTTTCTCTGGAAGTCACACGCCTCAGCAAGAACTACCCGGAACGAGGGCAGCGAGATCACCTCTGGACTGCAGCCGAGACCGCTGCCGATCTCGTAGAGGAGAAGACTTTGACAACCATCATACATGCCCTTGTTGACCACAGGACCTTGTCATCTGCGGGCAAGAGCCTGGTGTCCGTGTCAAAACATAAGAATAGGTCCTAAAGCCCAAGAATGTCCTTAAGATAGGACCCGTAGAAACGGACGTTGTCGAACATCGTGGCCATCTGAAACATGTAGAGGAAGCCTAGGGACCATAATAAAGGCATCCACCTTTCATACATGGCAACCCTGGTTCTTGCCGGGATGATGTGAAGAAGCAATGGCGCAACTTCTGCGGCGCACAACAGTCCAATCAATGCGCCGCCCACTAAGTCGCTGGGGTAATGCAAGCCAGCATAAGCGCGTGGAAAAGCGACAACCACAGCCGCCCACAAAAATGCAGCAAACCCCAAGCGCTTAGATGCGACAAAGATCCCTGCCGCAATGGCAAAGCCAAGGGCGCTGGTATCGCTCGGAAAGGAACTCCAGCCTTCCAGCGTCGTGGCCTCGATGCCATGCGGAAGCTCGTATACGAGATCCGGGTTGTGCAATGGGCGAGGCCGGTAAGCAGAGAAGTTCTGCATCACCCGTGACACCGTCATTGCAAGCAGAGTGCCCACGACCAGTTGCCCGAAGAAGGCATTGCTCTGACCTTTACGGCTGCGTTCAAGAACGAGCCAGACCACACAGGCGAGCATCGGTATGTTCTTGGCTGTTTCAGTCCTGAATATCTGGACTATCAAAGTATCCAGCGCCCAAGATTGCCGTGTCACGTTCGTGAAAGTTTCAAAGAAGCCACGGTCAACAGCAATGATCATCGGGCTGCGGGACCAGCCCACAAAAAGGCAGGCGAGGAGAAGAATGCACACGACGCTTAACAAAAAGCGCTTCTGGAAATGGCTGCCGCCATGCGGGGTCTTGAACTCTTGAACTGACATGAACTCTTTCTAGCTTGGTAAAAGAATGTTACCAGAATGTCACAAAAAAGAGAGATTTAAAAACCTGCCGATAACAACAGGTTTCGGGACCTGTTCGCTTTGAAGGATGCACGATCCGATACTTGAGAGGGGGAGAGTGACTGCTTTCCGTATTCATAAGAGTGACCCCCAAAGGATGGGCGCTGACAATGAACGTGCAGCAAACGACCGAGAAGTCCGCATAACAGACACCAGCGCGGCGGGCTGCATGCCTTCAAAGCAGACTCAACACCCATGAGGTCTGTGATGATCAACATTCTGACTCACTTGGCTTGGTCATAGCGTCATTTCGCATCAGAGAGCTGCGCCAAGGCGGCTATCAATTCTCTCCGCAATGAAAGCAACTGGAGTTGGTTCTGAGCAATTGCTTTTTCGCACATCTCCACCTGCGCATGCGCATCTGATATCGCAGAAGCGAGTCGCTGACGGCGAGCATGATCTAGGTTTACTGTCATGTTGGCCAAACTTGGCAGCATGAAATGGCCTGTTCATACCATCTCTCTTGGCTAGACCGCAAACACTCCTGCCGCGTTCGTATTTGTGCGGCTACCGCGGATCATGACGCTGCCCCAAATTCGTGGCGAAGCTTGACGACGTGTCCCTGCTATGTTCTCCCGAGAGAACTCGGAGAAGAACAGGACAAGTAGATGACGAGCAAGCTATCGCTGGCGAACATAGAGCCCAAAGTTAGGTTTGCTCGAAAGGTATCAGAGATCGACAGTTTTCGGCCCTATGGATCGAATGACGACATAGTAAGCAACTATGCTTATCTTGGGCATTTCCTTGTTCTCTGTAATCAGCTTGGTGCAGTGAACTATGCTTTATTCAGGCGATGTTTTCATGCTGATAAGTTGGAAGCTGAAAGAGAGTATTTCTCCAGCTTATCTGAAGCGGAGCAAAGGCAAAAAGCAAGACGCGCAATTCTATCAAAAATTAGCGAGAGCCCTGAGTCGACGTCAGAAATAACTGACGAAGTTAATTCCGTGTATCATGCAATAGATGAATTTTTTGTGGGCTTGGCTGCCACCAAGTTTAAAAGTGCAGAGCACATTCGAAATATACAGTTCTGCGAAAGCATATTTGGAATGCCTTGCTCGGAAAATTATGAGAAAAACATTGCGGAACTGCCGATAAGAACGGCTTCAATGTACGTCCTTCTGCAGCGGATTTCGGACATCCATGACACGATCTCCTCCCATTATGGCTGGGAAGAAAAGGTCGAGAGCGGCTTCACTTAATGTAAGGCCTTGGGGGCTTCTCTAGCGCCCCCGTGAGGCAAACAGATCAGCGCCGTCGGATTATTCGACCCAACACGCGGACCGGTGCGCTCACGCGCCATGACGTACTCGACAGAAACTCCTGGCGCTGCGCTGCTATCTGGCCGCGCAATGCCTCAATCTCGTTCCTAGACTGCTCATGCTGCAGGCGCGCGGCCTCGGTTGCCGCGTTGCGTTCCTGTTCCAGCTGCTCGGCACGTTTAGACACCGCCAACGTGTCGCGACGGATCGCAGCCAAGGTGGCGTCACGGTCGATCAGGCGGTCGGTGAGCATGTCCAACTCTTGCAGCTGTCGGGCCTGCTGGGCCTCGGCCTCCGCTTGGGCTTTGCGAACAGCATCGCGATCACGTAAGGCCTCGTCGCGAGCCTGGCTGACAGCGTCGCGATCTTGCAAGGCTTTATCTCGGGCTTGATGGGCGGCGTCGCGGTCGCGCAAAGCTTCATCGCGTGCCTTGGTGATCTGAGTAAGGTTCTCGTCCAGCATGGCCTTATCCTTGCTAGCTTGGGTCAAGCGCGCCTCGAGCGCAGCCTTTTCCGTTTTAAGCGTCTCTTCCCGCGCACGCGTTGGCGCCAGCTGTGCAGAGCGGCTTCTCAGAGCGTCCATTGCCCCTGCAAACAGCTCCTCGGCCTGATCGAAGGCTGTAGTAATACCATCTAGCCGAGGGTAATCCTCAACCTGCTCACCTTGAGCGACCCACCGCTCCAGGATCTCCAACGTCTGGCGGACTAGCTCTGGCACACGAGCATCCTCCAGTGCAGCGCGTGCACCGCTATCATGATGGCGAAGAGTACGGTTAACTCGTCCTGCCCCAGCTTCGACCGGCCGTGGCCAAGGAAAACCGAAGGTGACCTCAGCAGCTTCGGCGACCGCAGCGGGATCGTGCAGTAGCGTTTCGTAGGAGGTGAAGTGCCGCGTGTGCCCGCGGCTATGACGCTCAGCCTGTAACACCTGCGATGCCCAAGCGAGCAGCGACAAACCGGGATCAATTCCATCGCGTCGTTGCAGTGATGCTGCGATCTCAGAGGGACTGCGATGGGTGTGTAGATAGACGTTATGGTAACCTTCTGCTTGGAGAACTTGCTGCCAGAATGGCAGCAGCATACTGATGCGAGGGTCCTTTAGATAGATTAGCGAGCTGTCACCATATTCGGCCTTGATCACGTCGCATGCCTTGTCATGGAACTCGGCGAGGCGAGGCGAAAGGTGAACGTCGGAGCGCAGCGGGCGCCAATCATCCCACCGTGAGCCTAAGGCAGCGAGGATCGAATCATTTAGTCGAAAGACCGGCAGCGACTCGAAATAGCCTGCGGCATTCGCGTCCGTCCCCGGCATCGGTGTTGCCGGCCCGCGGCAGCCCAGCCCGTCTAGCATCCCTGCCAGCGAGGAGGTCCCCGAACGGTGCATTCCTAGTACGATGACCGCCACCCGTCCGGGGCGGTCTATAATCGGTGCGTCGGTTATCATTTTACCTGCCGGATGAGGGTCTGCGGGTTCTGAACCTGCAAGGCCTGTAGCTGCTGTTGTTTCTCCAGCATCCGCTGACGGATAACTGCATGATGAATGGGACGCGCAACAGCAAGCGCACCTGCACGGGTAGCGATCGCCTGCTCTAATTGCCCCACTTGATCAGCTCCTGTCCAAACGCTGGATGGATTGAGGCGATACACCCCCATCACCTTGTCGATAAATCCGATCTTTCCAATTCTGTCGAGATAGAAGGCCAAGGCAATCTCGCTCAAGCGCGGATGATAAATTGATGATGGTAGGCCCAGCAGCATGCTACGCCGGAACATCATAGATGAGAAATTAACGATAAGATTAAGGTGCTGGTTTAGCGTGAAATGTTTGCCGGTCAGCAGTGACGGCAGATGGTCCTGACGTTTGAGTACACGGCGGCTGTTCTTGGCCATGTCGAACAGCTCAATTCGAGAAAAAACCGCACCCGCATCGGGCTGGTTGGCTAGGAAATCAGCTTGGCGCGCGTTCTTCTCCGGGTCGATCCAATAGTCATCACCTTCCAGGATGGCGATGTAGTTACCCGCCGCCTCTTTGAAGCAATGTTGATAGTTGGCCGAAACGCCTAAGTTGCTTCCAGTGCTGATGTTACGAATAAGTGTTGGATATCGCGCAGCATAGCGCGCCATGATCCGCGCCGTCCCGTCCGAGGATCCATCATCAGCCAACAGGATCTCATGAGTAAAGTCGCCGCGCTGTTCTAGCGCGCTTTCGATGGCTTCAACGATAAATTCCTGATGATTGTAGCTAAGAATTGCTGTGGACACTGTAGGGCGCGGTGAGTGCTTGCTATGTACTGCGACCTTAGCCCGCAGAAAGGATTCACGGACGGAAATGCGGTCAGTACTTTGTCCCTTTTCGTCGTCGCTGTAGTCCAAAAATACGCGTGGTAAGAATACCGGATCCTGATGAGCGGTTAGTCGGATAATCAAATCCCAGTCCACCAGACGACGCAGATCTGGATCAAAACCACCAAACCGTTGGATCAGCGATTTACGATGTGCAAAGACGCCGAGGTCAATGTAATTACCTCTAAGTATATCACTTCGGACGAAGCTATTTCCTACTACAATACCAGTGCTGCAATTAATGATCTGACCAAAGAAGCAATCCTTCTCAGGGTGCTCGACAATTGCATTTGCGATTACAGTTAAAAAGTTGGGCCGCAACTGATTGTCGCTGTCTAAATAGGTGATCCAGTCGTGACGCGCATGGGCAATACCAATGTTGCGCGCCGCGCATACGCCGGTTGCTTCTGCCAATCGTACATATCGGATCGTGCCGTTCTCTATCTCATTGCCAAAATTGCGGTCAATAATTTCAGCCGTATCATCATCCGACCCGTCATCAACAACGATTAGCTCAAAGTTTTGATGGGTCTGGCGCAGTGCCGAACCAATGGCCTCCGAGATGCACCAGCCACGGTTACGCGTCGGCATAATCATTGAAAAACCGATGCGTCCAGTATCCTGAAACCGAGCAATATTGAAATCGGCTAGGGCGGTCTTATGAACTTTAGGGGCGTTCTGGCACAGCCACTCTAATGTAAGATCTGAACCTTCTGCATTACTTTCAGAATGGCGCAGTGCTTTGGCCTTAATTAAAGGCAGCCCCAACTGCATCGCAGTGATCGGATGTTCGACGATGTTACGATAGGTTGGGTCGAGGGGATGTACGCCCTCCAACCGATTTTCGACCATCGCACCCCAACTGTATCCGGCCTCAGCCAGTACCTTCGTCAGCCCAATCTCGTATTTTTTTATAACCTCGTGAACATTAGGCTGCTTCGTGATGCTGCCTATAAATTCGCGGAAAGTTGGCGACTGGAAGACATGCCAATTAAGCACCACGAAGTAACTTTGCAGATGCGGATGGAATTCGCGGCTGTCCGTAGCACCCCAAAAATCTAGATGCCGTGCATCCATGCATGCGAACATGGGCTCGAAGGTGCCCACCGGGCCAAAGCAGCTATCATTGCACAGGATTAGGTCATCGGCATCATCCAGCCAGCCTGCGTCACGCGCCCAGTTCTCTCCGCGCTTGTAGGAGCCGAAATCGTATTCGCCATGCCGCCCGACGATGACATGATCGGCCAGCCCTAACAGACATGCGTACTGGTCTGGGGCAAGGTCGTTATCGCAGACCACTACGATCCGCTCAACCAACTGCCGCAATCCTTCTAGATATGGCTGCACCTGAGGAAGTAGCACCCCATCGGCGCTGTAGCTTGCAAATATCGCTACCCGACGGCGCATTGGCACTTTACTACTGTGTTGGCGACGGCAGCGCGCGGCCTCCAAGTCAGTTAGAGTTTCTGTAATTGGAATACGCTCGCGCGATAGGCTAGCTGGAAAGCCTGTTGAAGGCTGCGGTAGGGATGCACCATCGCGTTGATCGCTAAGAAGTACTACGCCTCTATCGATGGCAACCAACATACCGAACATCCGCTCAAGTACATGGGCAGGGGTTCCGTCATCGGCATAAGCGCCGGGCTGCCAGTCGATCTGGAGTGCCTTGAGCCGCAGCAGAATGCCGGTGCGGATCCAGAAGCAAGTGCCTGCGACGAACCCCCAATCCTGATTTCGGAAGTCGAATCCATTTAGCAGCGATCCGGCTAGTTTGTCGATGCCGTCGGCATTCTGCCACAAATAGGCTGGACCATAGAGGAACAACTGCCGCGCACCTGCCAGCATTACCTTCGGATCGTCGCGAAAGCCCGTGATGATCTGGTCGACCTGCCGGCGCGATCCGAGCACGCCACCCAGCAGCGTGCGCCGCCAGGCCTCTGGCATCTTAAGGCCCTTTTTGGAGTGAATCTTACAAACAAAGTCGTAATGGCCCAAGTCTACTTGGTCCATTAGCTGCATCAGCGCGCCGACATCTTGGCCCACATTATGCACCGCAGCCAGTTGCGCCCCGACAAAGCAATCCGCGATACGCTCACGATCCTCGAACGGGAGACTATCAGCAAAAGTCACGAACCGGTCAGCCCCAGCTGGGAAATTCTCGCAGGCTGCGGATAGATCTTCCATCGTGTCCAGATGCCAAACATGGACAATCAACGCGAATGCACCGGAAGCGCTGTCGGTGGGTGTGGGCAAAGTCAGGTCTGGAGTATCTTCAGGCACCGGTCAGGGCTCCTCTAGGCGGCGGTCAAAAAAGGGCGACCGCGTGTCGTCCATTGTGCAGAGCGGTAAGAAAGCCCAATCTGGCCTTACTGAACGTCATGCATACTGCCCCATATCACCACCGTACATGATACCACCAGTAGTTGCGAAAGGATCGAGGTTAACTATGCTTGCTCAGTGTCCTTCGTGAGCAAAAAGGTGAGAGGATGCGCGGCAATCAGCGCAATCATGTCCTAATCGCAAGGTGGCTCCGATAAACGACATTCCCTTAAATTCACAAAGGCATTCACGTTTGTGTACTGGCATGCGCAAAGTAGATGTTGCCTGCGTAGCTCAGACTTGCTAAGACACACGGGCAGAAGTACGCGCCGAGGGTAAAGCCCTGCGGCGCTTTTTCATTTTCATACCTAAGCCAATCATCCCATCCGCCTTGGTCCTCCCGGGCGGGGAGGGCGTGGTCCCGGCCCCTCGCCGTGCGGACCCCCTCCGACATCAACGAGGCTAGCATGACCGTCTGCAAGAAATGCGAAGGCAAGGGCGCGGTGAAGGCTCCGCCTTACCCGTCCAGGCGCGACCTGCCGTGCTTCTGGTTCGCCGAGGGCGCGCGGACTTGTCCCAACTGCGACGGCACGGGCGAGACTGACGATGGAGGCCGGGATGGACGCACCTAAGCGGCCCATGCCTCCCGTGAGCAGGTCGAAGGCTTCGAGGCATGGTTCGGCCCTGCGCCCGACCTGGCCGAGTGGGCCTCGGCTTCGTTCATCGACGACTCCGCGCCGCTGCGGAACTCGGATCACGAGCATCTGCGCTCAGCTTCGATCGGCTTCCTTTGGACCAATATATCCAACGCCAAGAAGGGCCGCATGGTGATCGGTACTGCCGAGCCGGGCGCACCGCAGAGCGCGATGGGAAAGTGGGGCCGCGCCAAAGCCACGCTGCAGGTGACGGACTGGTTCGGGATGGTCCCGGACTTCATCATCACCATCGATGCCACTTGGTGGGTTCAGGCTTCCGACGCAGAGGCCTGCGCGCTGATCGAGCACGAGCTCTACCATTGCGCCCAGGACCGGGACGAGTACGGCGCGCCGAAGTTCAACCGTCAGACCGGGCGGCCTGTCTTCGCAATGCGCGGACACGACGTCGAGGAGTTCATCGGCGTGGTGCGCCGGTATGGCGCGGACGCTGCGGGGATTCGGGAACTGATCGAGGCTGTTGAGGCCGGGCCAGAGATCGCTGCCGCAAGCATCTCTCAGTGCTGCGGGACCTGTCGCTAAACATCTAACTGTCTAGTAAATCGATCCTGGCGCGCATTTCTTCGAAGCGTTCATTTGCCTCTCTGGCCCGCCGCGCAGCGGCTTGGCGCTTAACGGGATCGACGTTCGGCTTTCTCTCAATTTCTTCTAGCTCATAGGCTGCTTCTATGAGTTCGTCCAAAGTAGCTATCCAATCCAGATAAGCCTCATGATGTTGTATGGGCATAGTATTTCCTTCATGGGTGAGGCCCTACGATAATGGCGGCACCGAAGCTCAACAACGAGATCCGGACCTTCATCGTCCAGTCGCTTGCCTGCTTCGATGGCCCGTCGACCGTCGTGAAGGCGGTCCAAGAAGAGTTCCGGATCACCGTCACCCGTCAGTCGATCGAGACCTATGATCCGACCAAGCGGGCGGGCAAGGACCTGGCGCCGAAGTGGTGCGCGATCTTCGGGGAAACCCGCGCCGCCTTCCTAGAGGACACCAGCAGGATCGGCATCAGCCATCGCGCCGTGCGCCTCCGGGGGCTGCAGCGCATGGCCGAGAAGGCCGAAGCACAAGGCAACATGGTCCTGGCATCGTCTCTGCTGGAGCAGGCCGCCAAGGAGATGGGCGGGGCATTCACCAATCGGCGCGAGGTGACCGGCAAGGATGGCAAGGATCTTGCTCCGCCCGTCACCATCGACGCGGGGAAGCTGAGTACGGGGGCCTTGCGGGAGTTGCTGGGGGCGTTTGATGACGACACGCCTTCATCTGACACCGGCTGACCGGATCGCGATCGAGCGCGAACTGTGCCGCCGGTCACTGGCGGACTTCGCCAAGCGCGCCTGGCACGTCTTGGAACCTGCTACCCAGCTCAAATGGGGTTGGGCGTTGGACGCCATCTGCGCGCATCTGGAGGCCGTCACCCGCGGCGAGATCACCCGACTGTTGATGAACGTGCCACCGGGCACCATGAAGTCGCTGCTGACCGGAGTGATCTGGCCCGCGTGGGAATGGGGGCCTGCAGGGCTGCCGCAGCATCGCTTCCTCGGCACCAGCCACCTGCAGAACCTCGCGGTGCGCGACAACCTTAAGTGCCGCCGCCTGATCGAGAGCCAGTGGTTCCAGGACCGCTGGCCCGTCGCCATGACGGCGGACGAGAACCGCAAGACCAAGTTCGAGAACACCGCCACCGGCTTCCGCGAGGCGATGGCCTTCACTAGCATGACGGGCGCGCGCGGCGACCGGGTGATCCTGGACGATCCGCTGAGCGCGCATGCCGCGAACAGCGAGGCCGAGCTTCTTGACGCCGAACTGGCGTTCCTCGAAACCCTGCCGACCCGGATCAACAACGACCGCTCCGCCATCGTGGTCATAATGCAGCGCCTGCACGAGCGGGACACCTCGGGGCTGATCCTGTCGAAGGGCCTACCTTATACGCACCTCTGCTTGCCGATGCGCTTTGAGGCCGAACGGCGGTGTCGGACCTCGATCGGGTTCACCGATCCGCGCACGACCGAGGGCGAGTTGCTGTTCCCGGACCGGTTTCCAGAGCCGCAGGTCGCGGAGCTGGAACGGACCCTCGGCAGCTACGCGACCGCCGGCCAGCTGCAGCAGCGGCCCGTGCCGCGGGGCGGGGGTCTGTTCAAGAAGAGCTGGTTCACTCCCGTCAAGGCACTGCCTGTGGGCTGCCGGTTCGTGCGGGGATGGGACCTGGCCGCAACGGAGGACAAGGAAGCGGCAGCCACTGCCGGCGTGCTGATCGCACGGGCGCCGGACGGACGGTTCATCATCGTGGATTCGACACGCGAGCAGCTAGGGCCCATGGGCGTCGAGCGGCTGATGAAGGCGACTGCCGAGCAGGATCGGGCGACGTATGGGGCCGTCCGCGGCTCCTACCCGCAAGACCCGGGACAGGCGGGCAAGGCGCAAGCGCAGCATATCATGCGCCACGTCCTGACCGGCTTCGACTACCACTTCAGCCCGGAGAGCGGGGATAAGGAGACACGCGCTCTGCCACTCGCCGCACAGGCCGAGGCGGGCAACGTGTTCCTGCTGGAGGGGCCTTGGAATGACGCCTTCCTCGATGAGGTCGCGGTGTTCCCGATGGGCAAATGGAAAGACCAGGTCGACGCGGCCAGCCGCGCCTTCACCGAGCTGACGACGGCACCGAAGCCGGCCGAGACCAGAACGACGACGATGGTAGGGATGTACTGAGCGATGACAGGCACGGTCGACACCAAGCACCCGGACTATCTCGACCGCGTCGACGAATGGGCCCTCATGCGCGACTGCGCCCGCGGCGAGACTGCGGTGAAGGCCGCAGGCGAGCGGTACCTGCCGATGCCCTCCGGTTTCCGCGTTCAGGAGGATGGTGGCGCCAAGATGTTCGAGGCCTACCAGACGCGCGCCCAGTTCTCGGAGATCCTGGCGCCGACGATCCGTGGCATGATCGGGGTGATTCATCGCACCGAGGCGCAGATCGACATGCCGCCCGCGATGGAAGGCCTCTGGGAGCGCGCTACCGCCGATGGTCTGCCGTTGGAGGCCCTGCACCGCCGGATCACGGCCGAGCTGCTGCTGACCGGGCGGTATGGGCTGCTGGCCGATGCCGCATCGGAAGGCTCGGACCTGCCCTGGCTGGCAGGTTACACTACCGAGGCGCTGATCAACTGGTCGCCGTCCCGCGACTTCTTCGTGCTGGACGAAAGTGGGCTGTCCCGGGATGGCTTCTCGTGGAAGCAGCACAAGGCATACCGGGTGCTGCGGATCGATGATGGACGCTATTCGGTCGAGAGGTACGACGGCGAGGAGCAGAACGGCGAGCCTGTGCAGCCGACCGCGCGCGGCGGGGCGGCCCTCACGGCCATTCCGCTGGTAGTCATGGGCCCGCAGGATCTGTCCGTATCCCCTCAGGAGCCACCGCTGATCGGTGTCGCCCGCGCCGCGCTGGCCATGTACCGGCTGGACGCTGACTATCGGCACCAGCTCTACATGACGGGCCAGGAGACGCTGGTCATCATCAACGGCGACGCGCCTGCGGCCGTCGGCGCCGGGGTCGTCATCAGCCTCACGGCCAGCCGCGACGATCACGCGCCCGATGCCAAGTATGTCGGCCCATCCGGCACGGGCATCGCAGCGCACCGCCAGGCGATCTTGGACGAGCGCGACAACGCCGCCTCCGCCGGGGCGCGCCTCTTCGACAGTGAGAAGCGGTCGGCGGAGAGCGGAGACGCGCTGCGCATCCGCTATGCGGCGCAGACCGCCACGCTTACCTCCGTTGCCCTGACCAGCGCCCAAGGGCTGGAGAAGGCCCTGCGGCACGTCGCGGTGATGATCGGCGCGGACCCCGGAAAGGTCGTGGTCAAGCCGAACCTGTCCTTCGTGGACGCGGGCATGACCCCTGAGCAGGCCGAGGCACTGGTCCGGATCTGGCAGGCTGGCGCGATCAGCTACCAGACGCTCTATGAGAATTTACAGCGCGGAGAGTTGGCGAGTGCGGAAAGGAATTTTGAGGAGGAGGCATTCATCGTCAATAATAACGTCGGTGACGATTTGCAGTAGTCTTCAGCACTAACTAGAAACCAAGCCTGCTGCTCTACCTTTTTTTACAAGGTATGATATAAAAGCGGCACATGCCCCAAGCATAAACAATGCTTCGTCCTCTCCCACTCGCGCTTTAGGATCATCTACTAGCGGATGACGAATGCCTTGTTCATTGCTGGTAAAGCCGTAGATGGCACCAAAGCCACGCTTTAAGGCTGCATGAATAACCTCGCTCTTCTCAAGAGCTGTTAAAGCTGGCCCAAGTTCGTTCGTTCCTGGTACCAGCATCCGAGCTGAGGCTTCTACTGCATGTACGCTTTCTCGGACGCTATCAGCCCACTGTCCGTTTGTAGCAAAACCCGTTGCTGCTCTCAGATGCTGTAGAGCGCCTACAAAACCTGCGCTCCTTATGTCAGTCATTGCCGAAGAAAGAGCGGTTGCCTCTGCTTCCGATGAGTAGGGAGCAATGGTATCTTGATCAACCACACGATAAGCCGCTCGTGTGTGTTCAAGTACTCTATTAATAATGTTTGTCCACTGTGGTGGGCATCCACGCAATCTAAGAAGCCATTCGAGAAAACCAAAGAACTCGATGTAGTCTCCCTCAAAGATTATTGATTTTAATAATGGCACGACACTATTGAACCGAGGGTTGTACTCATCGACTGGAAGATGCCTTCTATGGACATGATGATTTTTCATTATTGAACGCCAAGGTTCGTCTACCTCTGTGCGGACGCTCATCACCCCTACATCAATACTGCTAATAGTCGGATATAGCGCTGCCCACATAGTAGAGCGAAGCTGAGGTGATATTTCCTTTGGTTTCATTTGCTGTGGAATAGGCTCCATACCCTCAGCTTGCTCAAAACTAATTAGCTTTCGGTTATATAGATCAGTCATCTGAAGAACCCTATTGGTCAAGATTGGTAATGAAGCACGCAAAGTGAACTCTTCATAGCGACATTCCGCAGTAAGCGGGAAAATTTGGATAAGAAGGAGACGGCCAGTGGCCCTGAAAGCAATCATCGACAGCCTCGACAGTGTCGAGGAGCAGTACCGTGACCTCTACGAGGAGAAGGACGGCAAGTACGTCCTCGCCGTCGAGGGGATCGAAGCCCACCCCGGAGCTGCCTCCCTGAAGAACGCGCTGGACCGCGTGCGGACCGAAAAGCGCACGCTCAGCGAAAAGCTGACGGCGGTGGAGGGGCGGCTCGACGGCCTCCCCGACGACTTCGATGTCGACGAGTACGAGCGCTTGAAGGGCGCGGCCGAAGGCAAGGAGCCGCCCAAGATCGACGAGCGGCTGGACCGGCAGAAGGCCGAACTGGAGAAGAAGCACAGGACCGAGCTGGAGAAACGCGACGCCCGGATCAGCAAGCTGGACAGCACCCTCCGCAAATCTCTGGTCGATGACGGCCTGACCAAGGCCCTGATCGATTCCGGCGTGTCGAAGGAGTTCCTGTCGGCGGCCAAGGCGCTGCTGAAGGAGCGCGGTGCGGTCAAGCTCATCGAAGAGAACGACGAGTTTCAGGTCCTCGCAGATGATGGCATCGATGATCGCATGCCGCTGACCAAATTCGTTGCCAACTGGGTTGGCGACGAGGGCAAGCACTTCGTCGCCAAGGCCACCGGCGGCGATGCCAAGGGCGGAGAGGCGAAGCGGTTCACCGAGAACCCCTTCGACCCCAAGAACCCGAACCGGACGAAGCAGCAGGAGCTGATCGTCCAAAACGACACCAGGGCCCGCCAAATGGCCGAGGCCGTGGGCGTGACACCCTACTGGTAAGACCCCTGCGCCAGTGGCGCTGATTTCGAGGCCTGCGCCCAGTGGGGCAGCCTACCCGACCCCACTCTATGCAACCCGAAATAGGAGCCTCACATGGCTACGACCCGCCTGAGCGACGTCATCTATGGCCCGCTCTTCCTTCCCACTACCATCCAGCGCATCGCCCAGCTGTCGCGCATCCGCAATTCGCCCATCGTCTCGACCGATGCCGAGCTGCAGCGCTTCGCCAACGGTCCCGGCGACCTGGTGCAGATGCCGTTCTGGAACGATCTGACCGGCAACTCGAACGTCTCGACGGACGATCCGGCCCAGAACGCCATCCCGAACAAGCTGACCCAGGGCCAGGACATGGCCCGCAAGATCCGCCGCAACAACGGCTGGCAATCGGCCAACCTGGTCGCCTCGATGCTGGCGGAGGATCCGCTGGACGCCGTGGCGCAGCTGATCGCCGAGTACTGGGTGCGCGAGGAGCAGCGCATCATGGGCCTGCAGATGCGCGGCGTGTTCGCCTCGCCCGGCATGGCCGGCAACGTGCTGGACGTGGCCTCCGAGGACGGCGCCGTCACCCCGGTCCGCTTCGATGCCGAGATCGCGTCGAACGCCTATGCGCTGCTGGGCGAGTACGGCACGACCCTTTCGGCCGTCCTGATGCACTCGCGGGTGTTCTTCAACCTGCGGGCCGCCCGGGCGATCGAGCGGTTCAAGGACCCGGCCACCGGCCTGGAGTTCGACACCTGGGACGGCAAGATCGTCTACGTCTCGGACCAGTGCCCCCGCGAGCCCGGCGACACCAGCGGCTTCAAGTACACCTCCTACCTTTTCGGCAACGGGGCCATCGGCTACGCCGAAGCCACCGGCGAGGGTGGTCCGAAGAAGCCCGTAGAGGTCCAGAGCGACGCCTCGGCCGGCAACGGCGAAGGCGTCGAGACGGTCTGGTACCGCCGGCACTGGGTCATGCACCCCCGTGGCGTGTCGTTCAGCGGCACCCCGGCCTCGGCATCGGGCGTCAACGACACCGAGCTGGGCGGCGGCGCGAACTGGACGCGGGTCTACGATCCGAAGCTGGTCCGCATGGTCGCCGTCGTGACCAACGGTTGAGGGCAGGGGCCTCGGCCCCTGCGTCTTCCCCTTTCAGAGACACGGAGAAGCATCATGGACACCCATGACAACGACCCGCTGCTTGCCGAGGCCATCGCGCGCCGCGACGAGAGCCGGGCGATGATCCTGCAGTCGCGCGCCCAAGCCGGCGGCACTGCAATGGATCGGATGGCCGACGCGTTCAGCAAGATGGCCGATCAAGCGACTGCCGAAGCCCGCAAGTCGGCCGAGGCCGCGGACAAGGTCGAGCCAGTGCGCCCCGACCCCGAGGGCACCGCCCGCCTCCTGGCGGATAGCGAGGGCAACTTCGCGCCCAACGCCGAGGTCGCGGCCACCGGCGGCACCGGCATCAAGGCCAGCAACACCAATGTCGAGACCGGCGAGCCCGCGAACAGCGCGGACGAGGCAGGCGAGGCCATCACCGAGGGCGCGCAGGCCATCATCGGCGACCAGTCGGTCGGCGACGACCTCGACACCCTGTCCGACGAGGATCTTCGCGCGCGCTACCAGAACGTGCTGGGCGAGAAGCCCCACCACGCCGCGGGCCGCGCGACGATGATCGCTCGCATCGCGGACAAGCAGGGCTGATCTTCGGTGCGGGGCTGGCCGGTCCGGCCCCCATCCAAAGCACAGCGGAGGCAGGCACATGCTCAGCTACACCGTACCGGCCGTCACTCAGACCGAGGCCACCGACTATACCAGCGCGGCAGGCGTCACCCCGCAGCCGGGCCCGTCCGACCTGATCCGTGGTCAGCGCTACATCGCCGCGCGCTTCAACGGCCGGTGGCTGTCTGAGTGGGAGGGCGACGTGGTGCCGGAGGCGGTCAAGCACGCCATCATCGAGGCTGCGGTCATCGAGGCCCGCACGCCTGGCGTCCTGTCGCCCGTCTCGACACCTGCCACCGACAAGGTGCTGGTCGGCGCGGGCAAGCTGACCTGGGAGCGGGTCAGGGGTGCGTCCGGGCCCGATGCCTACATGCCGCGCTCGGCGATCATCGACGGGCTTCTGGCTGGTCTGGTGCGGTCCGCCATGGGTGGTGTGTCGTTTCTCATGAGGGCGTGATTCATGGAAGACTGGCAGGCCATTGCAGCCGAGGTGGCTGGCGCGCTTGGTGACGTCGGTTATGTCGCCACGTTGAGCCGCATGACGAAGACCGGAACACAGTACGAGTGGGATGGACCGTCGGACACAGCGACTGAAACTTTCCCGGTCAATGTCGTCGAGGACGACACCTCCGTCCGGTATAGCCGCGATGACGCAGGCACTCTGATCCCTCGCAATGTGCGCGTGTTGATGGTTGCAGCGAATGGTGAGGCCCCGCGTATGGGAGATACGATTACCCTGGCAGATGGTCCGCAGGAGATCACCCGCGTGGTAGCTCTTAAACCAGGCGGCACGGCGCTTCTTTACGAGGTCGAGATCGCGGCCTAGGCTGCGGCATGGTCCGATACCGATACATCTGCCTGGCCGGCGCGCTGATGCGTGGGGATGAGGCTATGGCTCGGCTGATCGTGGCCTTGCCGGACAGCTTCTTCGCACCCTTCGACGACGTGATCCGCGCAGCATGGCTAGCTGGGGCCGCCGACGAGATGGCCCGCCGCTGATCCGCCCCACCCAGAAACGACGCCCCGGCATTGCCCGGGGCTTTTTGCATTGGATCACTCATGGCCCGCAGACCCACGCCCAGCCAGATCGCTGCATTTGAGGCCCTACTGGAAAAAGCCGATGCCGAGGTTCGGGACGCCTTTCTGGCGGCAGTCTACTCGGCCCGCTCCAAGGTGGATTTGGGCGCACTGGTGGCGATGATCGAGGCGGGGGATATCGAAGGGGTCATTGCGTTGCTTCGCATGGATCAGGGCGTACTGTGGCCGCTGGAGGAAGCTCTGCGGCGGTCGTATCTGGCTGGCGGCGTGGCGGTCGATGCGTTCGCACCCACCGGCATCGAAGGTCGGTTCGGCTTCAACGGTCGCCATCTACGCGCGGAAGCAGATATAGCTCGGATCGGTGGTGACTTGGTTAGAACGCTCGAGCGCGAGCAGAATGAGGCAATCCGGGCCGTGTTGCTGGATGCCATCGAGCGCAACCGCTCTTCGAGCCAGACCGCACTGGAGATCGTTGGCCGAAAGAGCCTGGCCAGCGGGCTGCGCGAGGGTGGTATCGTCGGTCTCAGCGGCCCTCAGACTGACAGATACCTTAAGGTTCAGCGCCTGATGCAGACCGCCGAAGGAGTGCAGGAACTCGTGGTCAAGAAAAATGGCTTGTTGACGGTTCGCTATAAGGTCAATGCAGCAACGTCGAACCGCATCATCGCCGCCTACAGGAAGGGCGGAGCAGTCGCGGCACCCGATCAAACGATCAGCGAACGCCAATACAAGAACCAGCTGCTTCGCCAGAGGGGCCAACTGATCGCCCAAAACGAGGCGCACACTGCTCAATCTGCTGGACGTCATGAGGCCTACCGCCAGATGCTGGACCGTCCGGACATCGAGGCTGTGACCTGCAAATGGATCCATGGTTTCAGCCGGGATGCGAGGCCCGATCACAAGCGCATGGATGGCGAAGTCCGCAACTTCGGTGAGGGCTTCGTCATGGATGACGGGACGGTCATGCAATACCCGCACGATCCGGCTGGCGGCGTGCGGCACAGCGCCTCATGCCGGTGCACAGCGTTCTATCGAGCAATCCCCAGGAGGTCATGAGATGGCGAGCTTTTCGGCAGACCTGAGAGCGATGGTGGATCTGGCGAAGGAAGATCTGCGCTATGTGGCCACGCAGGCCATTCAGGACGTCCTGGAGGGGGCTCAGACCACGCAGCGCGGCATCACCCAAGGGGCGGAGAGCTTCGAGGTCGGCAAGATCCCGGTCGGCCTTACATCGGATCTGGTCAACAGCCTGTCCATCGACGGTTCGACTGGCCCGCAAGCCTATGTCACTGCCGTTGCAGGGATGGAGCTAGGCGACGTGCTGACATTCGAATGGACGGCGCCCTATGCAATGGCGATCGAGTACGGCTGGACCACCAGCAAAGGAACCCTCGTGCCCGGACGTTTCTTCGTCGGGGCCAACGCCGCCAAGTTCCCGCAGTTCGTGGAAGCCCGCGCGGCAGAGGTGCGCAAGTGAAGCCATCAGCGATCCCACACGCGATCGGGCGGCGGCTGGCGGCGATCCCCGGCGCGCCCGTCATCGTGGTGCCGAACGAGACGACCACGGCTCCGGCTGTACCCTATCTGATCTTGCAACCACGCAGCCGGGCCGATCTGGACCCGACGCTTGCAGGAAGCGATGGCTATACCGAGGGCAGTACCATCGTGATGGTCGTGGTGGCTCTCAACAGCCGCACCACGGCTGCCGATGATCTCGCAGCGGAGATCAAGGCCGCCTTCCCGAAGGCCGCACGCTTCGAGGGCGTGACGGTCCGTCAGTCCTCTGTCCTTACCGGCTATCCGGACGCCGTGTCGTGGCGCGTGCCTGTGCAGATCGACTGGATCGCCTGAATCCATTCCCTGCCTCGGGATGCCCAAGGGCAGCAGAGGCACCCCACCAGACCGCCCTGACAAGGGCTCAACCAGCGAAAGGGGCCGCTCATGGCCACTATTGTCAAAACGTCCATGGGCGGCCCCGGTCAGCGGCCCGTGACGGAGGTCACCCTGACCGCAACGAACGTGCTGACCTACGAGCCCGGCACCGGCCAGGTGCTGATCCTGCGCAACCCCACGGCAGGCGTGGTCTCATCCGTCATCGACGGAGCGGACGGCACCACCGTCAGCTATCCCGGTGCGCCGAACATCTCCGTCGCCGCGGGCTTTGCGGTCGGTGCGATCCCGGCCGGCGGCGTCGTGGCCGTCCCGCTCGACACCATCTCGGCCTACCTGCAGGGCGCCATCAACGTGACCGGCACCGGCCTCGTCGCCGTACTTCTGGGGAACTGATCATGGCGAGCATCACCAACAACACCCGCAAGGCCGTGATCCTGCCGACTGGCCACACCGTGGCCCGGCTGGACCGCCTCGAGACCACAAACGTGGTCCTGCGCAGCCCGGACAATGTCCGTACGATCGCCACCATGGTCGCGGCCAAGATGATCGAGGTCGAGTACGACCCTGACCCGATCGAGGAAGCCGCCGAGGCCACCGCGTCGGTGATCGATGCGCCAGACCGCAAGCCGTCCCCGCAGATCCCGCTCTCCCCCACCGAACGGGCCGCCGCGCCCGCTGAACCCAAGAAGGACGCCTGATCATGGCACTCATCACCTATATCGGCGCTCTGATCGCCGTTTCCGCGGGCGTTCCCGCAACCGTCGACGCGGCAGGCTTCGCCGCCCGGAGCTTCACCACGGTCGGCAAGATCACCGAGTGGGGCGAGACGGGCGATCAGTCCGAGGACGTGACCGAGACTACCCTGGCCGGCCGGACCTATCACGCCAACGGCGCCCTGGACGGCGGGTCGATCCCCTTCACCTTCCTGATCGACGGCCCCGATGCCGGGCAGACGATCCTGCGCACCGCCAACAACACCAATGACGAGGTCTCGGTCCGGATCACCGATCCCGACGGCCAGATCATCTACTACCACGGCAAGGTCGCCAACCTGCGCGACCGCGCCCGCAATGCGTCGACCATGAAGGGTCTGAGCGGCGAGTTCCGTGTCAACTCCGGAACGGTCCGCGTCGGCTGATCCGGTTGGCTTCGGCTGATCGGTAAGGGGCGGCGGCTTCGGGTGTGGCCCGCCGCCCCATCACCTCACACACCCCATGCAAAGGAACACACCATGGACTTTCTGAAGCAATACGACGCGCGCGGCGCGGCCGAGACCGCGCGCCCGCTGGAGCTGCGCGACCAGGCCACGGGCGAGGTGATCGAGAACAACGGCAAGCCCTGCATCGTCATGGTCAAGGGCGCCTCTAGCCGGGCCGTGCAGGCTGAGCTGCGCCGTGACGAGCTGGAGCGGGCGAAGAAGGCCAAGGCCGCCGCCAAGACCGGCACGCAGGTCGACACGAACACTGCACAGGACATGCACGAGGCGACCGTGAAGGCCGCGCTGCGCCTGATCGTGGGCTTCGGCAACATGCAGACCGCCGGCGAGGACGGCAAGGCACGCGACCTGACCGTCGAGGATGCGCCGGCGCTGCTGGACCTGAACTTCATCAGCATGGCGCACCTGATGCGCGAGAAGGACGCTGAGCACTGGACCAAGCCGAGCTTTGCCCAGCAGGTCCTGGACTTCGCCCAGGATGATGCGGATTTTTTGGCGGCGTCCACGAAGCCCTAGTCCTCTACGCCCGGCAGCTGGCATTCCTGCATGGGACGCCAAAAAGCTGGAAAGAGACGCGGCTGCAGTACGCCCGCAAGAAAGGTCGTGAGGTCGAGATGCCCCCCGTCGCGGCGGGGGCGTACCTGATCGACGCCTTGTTCCGGCTCGGCCCGGTCCGAGCGGACGTCAACGGTACCCGCGGCGTGGACTGGACCGAGCTCGACGCCTTCGCGCGCTTGACACGGGCGATCAGCGAACCGTGGGAGGCGGAGGCACTGCATGCCATGTGCGATGCCTATGCTTTAGAGGCCGACGAGGGCGCGGATACGCTACGAGAGCCACCATTTCCTGGGTCTTGGTGGGTCTGAACTCGCACTGCCGTGCCTGATGCAACTAACATTACCATACTGCCAGAAGCTGATAGTTCGACGTAGTCTAAGTCCACACCTACGACTGCATTTGCACCAACCAGATAAGCTTCGCGCCTTAGTTCCGACAAAGCCGTCTTGCGTGCGTCGCGCATTGTGTTTTGAACAGCTCTGGACCTACCGCCGAAAATGTCCCGAGCACTGGCAAACAGATCTTTAAATATGTTCATGCCAAAAGCACACTCAGCCGTCACGATGTCGATCCGCTCAATGATGATAAGGTCTGATGCTACTTCTGTAGTTAAAATGACCGCATCTATCTTCTCTTGATCACTGCTTGCAGTTTCATACTCAAGAATCTCTGCAGCGCGATCGGCACCGTGCTCCTGTGTGAGCAGGTGCAAGCGCATGAATCTCTGGTTGCATGGTTTACACCGCCCATTGATTTGCTGGAAGAAACCGACCTCTCGTCCGCAGTCTGCGCATTCCTTCATCGACAATCCTCCACTTGCCCTGCGCCATCCTGCGGGGCTTTTGCACATGGGCCAAGGATAAACAAATGACCGCAGGTCCGACGCTCCAACTCATCGTTGACACCACCCGCATGAAGCCCGGCGACCAGGCCTTGGATAACCTTGTCCGGAAGGGTGAGCAAACCGAGCAGAAGATTACCGCCAGCATGTCGCAGATCGAGCGTGCGATGGCTAAGTCCGGCGTTGCCACCGGGCATCTCAGTGCTGGCATGGGCCAGCTCGACAAGGCCATGATCCAAGCAACGGGCGACCTCCGTCCCCTGAACAGGGAGCTCGATCAGACGGGGCGCGCCGCGGAGAAGGCGGGCGGCGCATTCGCGGGCATGGCTGGCAAGATCCGCCTGATGCTGGGTGGACTCGGCGCGGCCTTGGGCGTCCACCAACTGGTCAATTACGCCGATACCTGGTCCGACATCTCCGCTCGCGTCGGCTTGGCTGTGGGTGACATGGACAACGCGGCCCCGACGATGTCCCGCCTGTCCGACATGGCGCGGCAGACCTATTCGTCTTTGAACCTGACGGCCGAGGGCTTCATCGCCAACAGCGTCAGCCTGCGCGAGCTCGGCCTGAACACTCAGCAGCAGCTGGATTATACCGAAGCGCTCAACAACGCCCTGGTCGTATCCGGTGCCCGCGGGCAGCGCGCCGAAAGCGTGAACCGTGCGCTGGCCGCATCGATGGCGATGGGCAAGATGCAGGGCGATCAGCTCAACACCGTGCTGACGTCCGGCGGTCGCGTCGCACAGGTCCTGGCCGCTGAACTGGGCACGACCACGAACGGCCTGCGGCAGATGGCAACCGACGGCAAGATCACCTCCGACGTGATCTACAATGCCCTCGTCGGGTCGATGGGCGCCCTTCGCGACGAGGCGGCCTCAATGCCTGCCACGATGGGCGACGCCTTCACTCTGATGGGCAACTCCATCCTGACGCTCGTCGGATCATTCGATCAGGTGACGGGGGCAAGCGCTACCATGGCCACGGGCATCATCAAGGTGTCGGACGGCATCAAGTACCTTGCCGCGAACTCGAACATCGTCATCGGGGCGCTTTCCGGAATCACCGCGGCACTCGTCGCGTCGTTCATTCCTGCGGCATACGGGGCTGTCACAGCACTTGCTGCACAGACAGGCGCGTTCATCCTGCTGAATGGCGGGATCTGGGGCTCCGTGGCCGCTCTGATTGCCATGCGCGGCGCGCTGATCGCCTCGGGCATCGGGGCCATAGCCGTGATCGTCGGTCTTGGCGTGAAGGCGGTTCTGGACCTCTCCGACGAGCTTGGCGGCCTCAATGGTGTCTGGAAGCTCATGGGGATGGTAGCCACGGACGTGTGGCAGCGCATCAACGCTGGCGGATCTTGGCTCGTCGGTAGCTTGCAGGGGTTCTTCGGGACCATTCGCGCCAATTGGAACGTCATGCTTTCGGGCATGCTGACCGATTGGGGACAGGCCATGACCAAGATCGCACAGGATCTGTCGTCGCGGAATGTCGCGAAGCTCCCTTGGGCGACCGACCTCATCGAAGGCATGAACGAAGCCGGTTTTGCAATCCAGGCGACTGCTGGGCAGATGGCAATCGACGCCTCCAGCGCCTTGGATACCATCGCGGAAGGAGCCATCTCTACCGCGGCCGCCTTCGACCGGATGATGACGCCCACGCCCATCGCGAACATGAAGCTCGCGATCCAGGGCCTCATCCCAACTGTCAAAGAGGCTGAGGCAACTGTCGAAGACGCAGTCATTCCGACCCTCAACCTCGGAGGTGCAGCCACCGGAGCTGGCAAAGCCGCATCGGGCGCGGCCAAGGGCGTGAACGAACTGTCCCACGCCGCTGATCGTTGGCGCCAGAAGTTGCAGGGTGCCCTCGGCCCCATGGCCAGCTACAACCGCGACATGACCGAGCTGGCGTCCCTGCATAAGGCGGGTGCGCTGAACGCGGCCGACTATGCCAAGGCGCAGGCGTTGGTCACGGGTGAGCTGGCTGACGGACTGCCCATGGTCGGTGACGTCTCCAAGGCGTTCGGCGACTTCATCGCGGGCGGCCTGCGCGATGCCAAGGGCGCGTTCGACAGCATCCTAGGCAGCTTCAAGAACATGATCTCCCAGATGATCGCCATGGCTGCCAGGAACCGCATCATGCTGTCCATGGGCTTCAGCGGGGGTGCTATCGGTGCAGCTGGAAGTGCCATGGCAGGCATGCCGGGCGCGGCCGGGGCGCCCGTGGGCGGTCTGACCGGCGTCGGTGGCGTTCTGGGCGGCATCGCGTCGCTCGGCACGGCGGCCATGTCCGCCTTCGCGGGCGGCCTGCAGGCGGCCATGGGCGGCATCGGGTCGATCACCCAGTACACGTCGCTGATGATGGGTGGCGCGACGACGAGCCTTGCCGGGCTCGCCTCGGCTGCCGGGGCCATCGCCGTTCCCCTGCTGGCGGTCGCCGCGGTGTTCTCATTCTTCAGGAAGAAGACCAAGGAACTGGACGCCGGTCTGCGCATCACCGTCGACGGCTTGAACACCGCGGTCGACACCTTCCGCAAGACCGAGACGCGCCGGTTCTGGGGCCTGTCGAAGAAGACCCGCACCAGCTACGACCGCGCCGATCAGGAGACCCAGGACGCGCTGTCCAGCATCGTGGGTAACATCCAGACCGGTGTCATGGATGCCGCCGCGGCGCTCGGCTTCGGTGCCGAGACCTTCGCGGGTTTCGCGCACCAGATGACCATCAGCACCAAGGGCATGAGCAAGGAGGATGCACAGCGCGCCGTCGAGCAGGCCCTTGCGGGTCTCGGGGATGGGTTCGCCGGCATGATCCCCGGCCTCAATGCCCTCCGCAAGGATGGCGAGAGCACCACGGAGGCGCTGAACCGCCTGTCCACGTCGCTGACCGGGGTCAACGGCATCATGGACACCCTGGGGCATCGCTTCCACGCCGTGGGCCTTGCCGGTGCCGATGCGGCGTCCAAGATCGCCGAGGCGTTCGGCGGCCTGGACGCGATGGTGAGTGCCACGCAGCAGTACTACCAGGCGTTCTACACCGATGCCGAACGACTGGCCGTCACCACCCGCCAGACCTCGGCCGCGCTGGCGGAGCTCGGCATCGCCATGCCGCACACCCGCCAGGAGTACCGCCGCATGATCGCGTCCCTGGACCTGACCACGGAGGCGGGCCGCGAGGCCTATGCCGCGCTGATCGGCCTGTCGGGTGCCTTCGACCTGATCCTGCCGCAGATCTCGGGCTTCACCCGGGAGATGACGGCACTGCAGGATCGGGTCGTCGCCTCGATCGGCACCGTCATCGGCGGGCTGTCCGAAGCGATCCGCCTGAACACGTCCGCCGCGGCCGACTGGCGCAAGGCGGGTGACGGCATCCGCGACTACCTGGACAAGCTCCGGGGCACGGCCTCGGCACTGTTCAGCCCTCAACAGGCGCGCGCCTACAACCAGGCGCTCTACCAGCGCACGTTGAGACAGGCGAACAGCGGCGATGTGGAGGCCGCGGGTCGTCTGCCGGGCGTGGCCGACAGCTACCTGTCCAGCGTCAACGACATGGCGCGGTCCAGGACCGAGTCCGCGCTGGCACAGGCCCGCGTGGCCGTGGCGCTGAGCAAGGTTGCGGTCAGGACCGACACCACCGCGACGGCACTGGAACGGGTCGCGGCGCTGCAGCAGCGGCAGGTCGATATCCTGACCGGCGTGCAGAACCACCTGGCGGCAGGCAACGCCCTGACGCAGGCGGGGATCACGCGCCTTCTGGGTCAGCTGGGCAGCCTGGACGATCGCATCGCGCTGCGGGCCGGTGATGCCCGCACCATCGTCGCAGGCGTCAGCGACGCCTTGGGCAATGCCAACGTCACAGCATCGCTCACAGGCGCAGACGGGCTGCGCGCCAGCATGGGCACGTTGCGCACGTCGCTGGTGGATCTGCGTCAGGCCATCGCGGCCGAGACTTCGCGGAGCGAACGACAGCGGAAGGTCGCGGCCCTGAACACCTATGTCGGTGGCCTCACGGCCAATGCCGCGGGCAACCACTTCGTGGACGATGCCGATCTCACGGCGATGTCGCGGGCCGCGGGGATCAGCACGGCGGGGCTCAACACCAGCCAGATCCGCAATCGGCTGGCGGCCTTCGACGGCGGCGACCTGCTGCGCGGGACGGTCTACGACCCCACGGGCAACCTGGAGCGCAACTATCTAGAGAAGGAGCGCCTGAAGCAGGAGGTCAGCGGCATCTACGGCACCATCCGGCAGATGATGACCCAGTACGGGGTGACTACGGCCAACCCGTTCGTGCTGAACGACAAGGGCGTGCGGTCCAACCCGCACACCGGCCACTTCTTCATCAACGGGCGGCACATCACCGACCACAACCACCCGTTCTGGAACACCCTCTGGGGTTCGGGCGGGCTGTGGGCGCGGTTCACGTCCGCCGAGACGGCGCTGCGCAACACGCCGGGCTTCGCGACGGGCGGCACCCATCTTGGGGGTCTCCGCATCGTGGGGGAGAACGGTCCGGAACTGGAAGCCACCGGTCCGAGCCGCATCTTCAGCCACCGCCAGAGCCGCGCCATGCTGGACAACAGCGAGGTGGTGCGGGAGCTGCAAGCGCTAAGAAGGGAGATGGAGCATGTGAAAGCCTTCAGCCAGAAAACCGCTGAGAGTACGACCGATGCCAAAAAGGACCTGCGTGAAATGAACCGCGTAGGTGTGAAGATCGATCCCGACCAGAACAAGGTAGCGACGTGAAGATCATCGAGCCGTACGACGTCACCCCCGCCATGATGCTGGCCAGCAATGTCCCGGAGACCGACCATCCCGCATGGGCCGCCGGGACGAGCTATGATAACGGCGCGCGGGTGATCCGGCAGAACGCCATCTGGGAAAGCATCCAGGCGGCCAATGTCGGGCATGACCCTCTCACCGATGTGACGTCGCAGTGGTGGTTCCGGATCGGGGCCACCAACCGCTGGCGTGCCTTCGACAACCGGCTTGGCGGGGTCACCCGCCAGCCCGGCAACATCACCTACACGATCCGCCCGCCGCGGACCCTCAACAGCATCGCGTTCTTCGGGCTCGATGCGCAGAGCGTCCGGATCAGGGTCACCACCCCGGGCGCCGTGCTGATCTACGACCAGACCTTCCAGCTCGCCTCGCGCGATCAGGTGGGGACGTTCTGGGAGTACATCTACACACCCTTCACGGTGCGCTCGGACCTGATCCTGCCGGGTCTGTCGCTGCCGTCCGGGTCCTCGATCGAGATCACCGTCGCCTCGACCGGCTCGGCCGAGGTCGGCGAGATCATGATCGGTAACCAGATCGACATCGGCATCACGCTGATGGGATCGAGCCTGGGCATCGTGGACTATTCCCGGAAGGACCGCGACGAGTTCGGGGGCGTGTTCATCGTTCCGCGCCCTGTCAGCGAGATCGTCCGGTTCCGCTTCTCGGTGCCCTCCGGCGGGGAGGCCCGCGTGCAACAGGTCATCCGGCGGATCACGTCCAAGATCTGCGTCTTCTACGCCATCGAGGGAGAGGACCGGTTCGGGATGACCATCGCGGGCATCCTGCGCGACTACGACCTGACGATCGGCGCGGGCAAGTCCTTCGGAACCATCGACGCGGAAAGCCTCGTCTAAAAGCTTCACCCATCATCTCAGGAGCGCCCGTCACCCGGGTGATTTCGCATGGCAATTACCCCACCGCCCACGCCGCCGAATACCGGCAACCCTGCGCAGCTGGAGGAGCGGGCAGACGCGTTCTTCGGCTGGTTTCCGACATTCGTCGCGGACTACAACGGCGACCTGCCGCTGCTGCGGGGGAAGACCTATGCCACCCGCGGCGGGACGGCGAACGCGATCACGCTGAACACCGGGGGCGTGGCACTAGCGACGGGCATGCAGGTTCGGTGGCGGGCGGCGGTGGCGAACACCGGTCCGGTCACGATCAACGTCGACGGGCAGGGCGCGATCGAGGCGCGGACCATCACCAACGTCGCATTGCCCGCCGGCTACATCCGCACCGATGCCGACACGGTCGCGACCTATGACGGGACGCGATGGATCGTGGACCGCCAGATCGAGAACGGATCCAATGCCAACGGGGCGTTCCAGCGCACCGCGGACGGCACGCTGCTGTGCTGGGGGTACACGACGACCAGCTCGACGGCAGAAGTTGTCGCTGTCTTTCCCGCCTCCTTCGTCACGAGCACTCCGGCCGACGACGTTATGGTGACACTGGGGGTAAACTCCACCAGCACGACCTTTGCGATCTCACCGCGCTTCACCGGCATGAGCACCACCGGCATGAGCGTGTCTGCCTTCAGTGCAGCCACGCAGAACCGCATCGCCACCCGCGTCACCTTCATCGCCGTCGGCCGCTGGTACTGAGGATCACCCCCATGAAGATCACGTTCACCCCGCAGCTGCGGGCCGATGCCCTGTCGCTGTCCCTCGATGGCGACGTGCTGACCGTCAACGGCACCGCCTATGACTTCGGCCCGCTGGCCGAGGGCGGCACGCTGCCCCGTGAGGCTGTCGGCTGCCCGCTTCTGGCCTCCGACGTCACCCGCGAGGGCGGTCACATCACGCTGACGCTGATCCTGCCCCACGGCAGCGACGCTCCCGAAGAGGCTCGGTTTCCGCAGCCAATCACCGTCACTCAGACCGGGCCGATCCCGCTGCCCGTGACCTATACCGAGGAGGCGCCCGAATGATCGACTGGAGCCAGCTCGTCACCGCCGAGCAGCAGCAGGAGACGGATCGCCAGGCATTGCGCGATCAGATCGCGACCCGCCGCCATGAGGCGATGTGCGCCGGGATCAGCATCGCGGGGATGTCGGTCGCAACCGACGACGTCAGCCAGACCCGTTTTGCCGGGGCCGCGGTCAGCGCCATGCTGGACCCCGACTATGCCGTCCGATGGAAGACGGGCGACGGGTCGTTCCGGCTGCTGTCGGGTGCCGAGATCATCGGAATTGCCACCGCCGTCCGGGCGCATGTGCAGGCTTGCTACGACCGCGAGGCCGACCTGCTGGCCGCACTGGACGCGGGCGAGCCGGTCGATCCGGACGCAGGCTGGCCCGGCTAGAGCGCCCGCCCAACCATCGCGACCAACCTCCCCTGCGAGGGGCACAATCACCGAGAGGGGCCATGGCCAACATCATCAAGACCTCCGTCGGGGGGGCCGGTACGCGGCCCGTCACGGAGATCGTCCTGACTGCCACCAACGACCTGACCTACGAGCCGGGGGCAGGTCACGTGCTGATCCTGCGCAACCCGACCGCTGCATCGATCGACTGCGTCCTGCGCGGCGCGGACAGCACGACCGTCAACTTCCCCGGCGCGCCGTTCATCTCCGTCGCCGGTGGCTACTCCACCCCCGTCCCGGCCGGTGCCGTCCGCGCCATCCCGCTCGACACCGTGGCCGCGTATCTGAAGGGCCCTGTGACCGTCACCGGTGCGGGACTGGTCGCGGTGCTGATGCGAGGGGTGAACGGGCGTGGCGCCAGGTCAATCTTCAATGATCCCCCGGCGGCCGTGCCGGGCGAGATCGTGATCCCCACCGCCCCCGTTCCGTTCGCGGCAGGCGACTGGTCTCTCGCCACCGGCCTGGAAGCAAACCAGCTGGTCGTGAACATCGACTCGCTGCCGGCCAATGGGGGCTCGCCGATCACCGCGATCCAGTACTCCGCTAATGGGGGCACGTGGACGGCGCTGCCTGGTGGCGCTGGTACCGGCCCCCGCACGCTGACCATGCCCGCGGCCGGCACGAGCTATTCGATCCGTCTGCGCGCGGTGAACGCGGTGGGCAACAGCACGCCAGGCGACACCAAGACAGCAAGCAGCGGCGCGGAAACTCCTGTATTTCGCCCCGAATATCTCGGCGCTGTCGCAACCGGCGGTCGGATTGCCACCACCGCTTCCACGACCAACAAGCAGCACAACAGCCGCTCTCACCATGTCGCGCGAGAAGCCATCACCGGCTTGCGTGTGGAATTCCCTGCCTGGCTGTGGGCGCGCAAGGTTCCCAGCACCAGCGGCGGCAGCCTGACGCAATATCGGGAACATGCGGCCGGTTCGCCTATCACCTACAGGGCGGCGATCGAGTACCCTGCGGGGACGTTCACGCAGCTGCTGTTCAACGGTGCCGCTTCTGCCGTGGTGCCGGGCGGCGACTCTGTCCTGTCGGACATGGCAACGGTATCCATTCCGAATGGGGCGTCTTTCTGGATCCGGACCTATGCCACGGCGACTTGGGGCATCATTTTCGAGGATGGCGACAGCGGTATCACCACGGTCATCGATCGCGCCAACGGCGAGGCGATGGAGTTTGCGGCCTCCGGTCTGACGGACAAGACCACCAGTGGCACCATCACGGACAGTGGTGCTGCATCCGGCCCAATCTTCCGCCCGACTGCCATCGTTGCAATGACGCGGCAGCCGACGTTCCTGTTCACAGGCGACAGCAAGGCCTGGGGGTACGGGGACACTCCAACCGCAGGCGGCGACGCGGGCGAACTGGAGCGACTGATCGGCCCAAATTACGGCTACATCAACGCCGGATCGTCGGGCGACTGGCTGGATACCTTCCGCGACTTCGGAACCCGCCGGGCGGCCCTGCAGCAATACGTCTCGCATGTCGTCGTCCAGGCAGCCATCAACTCGCTTCGCTCCGGTGGTGCAGGTCAGGCCAAGACTGCTGCGGCCGTGCTAGCCGAACAGCAGCAGGTGCTTGCGTTGTTCCCGACGAAGGGTCGGATCGTCACGACAACCGCACCGCAAGCGGCGTCTTCCAACAACTACGCCGATCAAGCCGGTCAGACCGTCAACGCCAACTCCGCACAGATCATCGCCTTCAACGATGCGATCCGAGCGGGCGTGGCAAACAGCATTGGTCACATCGATCTGGCAGACGCGGCAGAGCCCACGCGCAACGCGGGCAAGTGGAAGACCGACGGAACGGCACGGGCCTTCACGACCGACGGTCTTCACGCAACGCCCCTTGGGTACTCGCAGGTCAACGCCTTGACGCTGCCGTCCCTGACGTACGTCGCCCCCTAAGTCCCGAAAGGACACTTCATGCCTAAAAAGATCGCAGCGCGCCTCGGCGTCATCAATGGCGAGACCGCACGTCCCTTCATCAACGCCTTCAAGCAGGCGTGGTCCTAGCAGGCCGACCGGGGCGGCGCGCAATGGGACCAGTTGGTCGCGGCCGGTCACATGACCCCCGGCGGCCAGCTGATCTCGATCCCGCCGGGCTCGGGCGGGTTCCGCACCCGCCTGTTCCACAACATGCCGGCGGAGGCGGGCGGCTCCGGCCGTCACCGTCTGCGGTGGGACGGGACCTGCACCATCGATCTGTACGGGGCCCGCAATATCACGCGCGTGTCGCCGAACGAGATCCAATTCGACTTCACCGCGAATGGCGCGTCCTCGGTCGACCTGATCGTTCGGACGATCGACCCGGCAGGCGGCCCGATCGAGAACATCTCGTTGGTGCATCAGGATGACTGGGCTGACGCTGATCAGGGCAAGATCTTCCGTGGGCAGTACCTGACCGAGGTGGCGCCCTATCACGCCCTGCGGTTCGACGAGTGGATCGGCATCCTGACCTCGGAGAACCAGGGCGGGCTGCGGATCACGGACTGGGCCAGCCGGGCGCTGCCGACCGACGAGATCTTCCACCGCTTCGTGCCCTACGAGTGGATGGCGGCGCTGTGCCGGGAGACGGGCGCCGACATGTGGCTGTGCCTACCGACCGCGGCCACCGACGATCACATGCGCCAGTGCGCGGCCCTGATCCGCGACCTGATGCCCGCGCCGCGGCAGGTCTATGTCGAGTACAGCACCAAGACCTGGGACTTCTCAGGCACCCCGCAGGCCCACTACTGCGCCGCCCGCGGTCGCGAGGCCTTCGGTACAAGCACCGGGTCCGAGTTCCGGAACTGGTACGGCATGCGGTCTGTGCAGATGGCGCAGATCTGGCGCCGTATTTGGGGAGGCGATGAGCGGCTGCACAATGTGGTCCAGCACCAGGCGGATTGGGTGGGCGGCGAGGCCGACATCCTGCTGGCTCCGCTGTGGCGGGACCGCAGCGGGACGCGGGGTCTGCCGGTCTACGTCGCACCGCACTCGGTGATCGACATGCTGACTGTGCATGCGCAGATCGACGGCGGCATGGCCTATGGCGGCCGGGCCTCGCAGCTGGAGGGCTGGCGTACCTCCCTGTCGCAGGGCGCGGCCTTCGACCGGATCCGCGACCAGCTGCTGACAGGGAGCGCATGGGGCGCAGACCGCACGGTCCGCAGCTTGGTGCCCAAGTGGCGGCACTACCGCACCGAGGCGTCGAAGTACGGCATGGAGTTAGGGGCCTACGAGGTCGGCAACCACATGAACGGCGTCGGCGGCAGCACCGCCTTGCGTGCCTTCATCCACGCCTTCTCGGTCAGCCCGCAGATGGGCGAGGTGTATGCCGCGACCTTCGCCGCTCTCGATGCCGCAGGCTTCGACGGGCCGCTGGCCATGTCGGTCGAATGCCGGATGCCCGACCAGAACATCTGCCACGGCCTGCAGCGCTGGTTGGGCGACCGCAACCCGGCCTGGGCTGCGGTGCGGGCGCTGATCGAGGATGCGCCCGTCACGGTGCCTGAGCCCGCGCCTGTGCCGGATAGGGAACCCATCCCCGCGCCCGCGCCTGTTCCAGAGCCAATCCCCACTCCGGTCCCCGTGCCGGTTGATCCAACCCCCGAGGAACCCGATATGAGTGCCCGCCAAAAGCTGACTGAACTCCTGAGCGTCCTTCAATCCACCACCGCAGACCTGCAAACCTATCTTGCCGCTGATCCTGTTGGGACGCCGCCCGATGTCGTTCCGCCCGTGGTCCTTCCTGTCTCGCCGCCCGTCGCCGCACCGGCAGGGCCGATCTGGGACCAGTACAAGCAACCGGTTCTCAGCATTCCGGCGGGGATAACGGTGCCTGCCGGTGCGGCTGACATCTACATTCCTGTGTCCGTTGATCAGTGCGATCGCAATTCTTTCATGGCGTATGTCGATCGTCTGGTGAACCTCACGGGCGGCAGCATCAACGTCGGGTCTGCGGACTCGCAACGCGCGAAGTTTGCCGGCATGGACATGGTGTATCACTGGTCCCCCGGTGACGATGTCCTGCACTGGATCAAGATTACGCCTCGCGACCGCCACGCCGACGGTCAGGCGTTCCAGGTCAGCATCCGGGTCAAGGGCCTTGGGGATAAGCAGAAGGGCCGCACCGTCAAGGTTCGGTTCTCCTCGGCAGTTCCCACGCAGGTCATCACGCAGCCGTTCCACCGCCCTCTGCGCCGCCTGAACCTGTCCCGCGCGACACGCAAGAACGCGTTCGACCCAGCCACGCTGACGCATAACCCGACAGGCGATGGCGGCGAATGGATGTCTGCCCTGAGCCATGGACGGTCGCAGGACGGCAACCAGGAGACGGGGCTTTATGCCGATGCTTCGATCGCAGGGGCAGACAATCCCATCAGCTACGACGCTGCCGAGAAGGCGATCCGCCTCCACTCGGTCGGGTATGCGAACCGGGTCGAATGGGACAAGCGCAATTGGAGCTATCAAGCTGCTGTGCTTCAAGGCCTGCATCGGGATGATGTCTGCGGGGCCGAGGGGGTCTGGCGCATCGAGGCCAAGATCCCCGTGCGCCGCTACAGCTGGCCCGCGTTCTGGCTCGTCAATCGTTCCAAGGCCTCGGCAGGGTTCTATTACAGCCAGTGGCCCGGCGAGATCGACATCCTGGAGAAGTTCAACCATGCGTGGGGCGCGGCTGATACACCGTACACCAGCTCGTTCGCGCAGCACTTCGGTCCGATCAATGAATGGCAGAACAAGAAGGGCGCTTTTGGAAACGACTTCGAGGTCGACCAATACGGTTCGCCCCGGACACCGCTGGATGAGGTCTACACATCCTGGGCGGTTCACGTGGCCTACGACCCGGTGGACACCACTAAGTCAGAGGTCACGTTCTTCGTGAACGACCGCGAGGTGGGCTGCCAGATCCTGCACGCACGACACCAGGATCTGGCCCGCAAGATCGAGTTCTACCCGATCTTCAATGTCGCCGTGAAAACGCCGTCTGGTTACACTCCGGAGCGGTACAACACCGACGACGGGCGTGGCCGAACCGGTGACATGCTGGTGCGGGATGTGGCCTACTATCCGACAGGCGCACAGTTCGCCTGACAAAATGTAAGCGGCCCCCGGAGGAGGCTCCGGGGGCCTTCGCAAGGGACCGATACACCCGCCTAATATAGGCTGAGTGGGGGATGACCCCGGCTACCGGTACTCCAAGCGTTCGCATATGCATATTGCGCAAATACGACGGTACCAAAATCCTTCTATCTGTCTAGACAAAATAGTTCAGGTATTCAGCCCCGCCATTGTGCGGGCTTTTTCATGCCCGGCGACCGGGCGTGAACCCCAGCCCATTTCACGGAGGCCGCGATGGCTGATGACACCACCCGCCGTCGCACGGCCGGGCCCATACCATGAATGAGCTGATGGCCCTTGTCCGGGAGGTGGGCGGCGGCCTCGCTGGTGTCGTGATTGTCGTCCAGGGCTGGGCCAACTGGATCCAGTACAAGCGCAACGGCGAGCTGCAGGACAAGATGCTGGAGATGGCGCAGGCGATGGTGAAGGAAAGCCGCGACCTGATCACCGACACGAACAAGACCACGGCGGCGAACACCGAAATCATGGGCCGGGCGGTCCGGCTCCTGGAAGATCGCCGGAGCGAAACCCGGCTTCTGGAGGATCGGCGATGATGGGGCGGCTCATTCGACAGCTGACCGGCCACGGGCGCAGGGCCGAGAAGGCCGACACGATCATGCGCGACCACATGACAGACTCGGCCCCGGAGAAACGGGCCATCAAGGCGCGGGTGCGTGCAATCGAACGCCTCGTGGAGCAGCTGGAGAAGGACACCAAGACATGGCACTGACTATCGGGCTGATCGCCGTCATCAACGCGCTCGGCTATTTCGCCGTGATCTGGGCATTCCGTGCCAGCTTCCGTGAACTGCGCTCCGCGACCTGGTGGTTCGCCACCGGTTTCATGATCCTAGCCGGGGCCATCATCCTGCGTGGGGCCTACTGGGACGTGTTCATGCCCCTGCTGAGGCTGTGGGCGCCCGATGCAGCCGCTTGGCTCGCGGATCACGTGGGGCGCTATGCCAACATCGTCTTCGGCCTGATGAAGATGGCATCGTTCTTCTGCGCGCTGAAATGCCGGCAAATGCTGATCCCGGAGGATGAGCGGGATTACTGGCCGATCTGGAAGGCCTGGCTGCACCCGACCAAGATCAGGCTGCTGCCTTGGCGGTGATTGGAGCAACAAACTCTAATTGTGTGTTTGCAACATGAGGCTAGCTCTGCCTCATGTTTTTAGAAGCGCCGTCATTTCATTACCGATTATCGAGCATAGCCCATCTAAGTCAGGTGGAATATGCCCCGCCTTTTTATCATGATACTCGATGAAATTGAATGCAGCCCTTCGGAGGCGTTTTTCAACAGAGCTTCGAAATGGTAAGTAATGCTCTTTAAAGTGGTGTTCGTCATCCACATTCTGAACATATATTACAGACGCTTGAAACCGCATGCTTGAATGGTCATAATCAATAAGGTTTGTTTGGCAGGGTGTATTCAGGCGCTTTCTTTGGAACGCCTCAACCGCTGATCTAACTTCGAACCGAAGTGCGTCAGTCTGTGGGTTGATTGCAATAGCCTGATCTATGCACCCAAGAAGGGTCGCGCCAATCGCGGCAAATCCGCCTCCCGAACTACCAAAGCCCACGATTTTTGCTTGTGAGCTTATTTTTCTTATTTGATCAATAACTGGTTGTAGCGTCTGAGGAAGGCTGTTTTCACCACTGTTTCCTAGGTACCAACCAAGGACAATTCTATCTTTTCCCACCGTAAGCGGATCTACTACACAGAACACAGGATGCTTGAAACGTTTTGCCCAGGACCAGCGCTGAAAAGGAGCCTTTTCTGCTTCAAGCTTTGCGTTTGTTAAAGCTCCGTTGAAGAGAATAATCACTTTAGACCAATCTGCAGCATTATGAAAATACACTCCCCCACAAGCGCCTTCTGGTGAATGAATCAGTTCTTCTAAAGATTTATATTCTGTGAAACTGTGGGGTTTTTTCGACGTAATACTGCGTACCCAGACTGGACCATTACCGTAATCAAAACCTAGCTTAATATTATCATGATGTGGAATCGTTATTGAAAATCCATGGTTGTCGTCCTCAACTTCAACACCAAACCGTTCTTTCAGATGTCTTGACACATCTGCTCGAGGTTGGCGCACTTCCAGCCTGTGAAATTCCGAACCAGTATGAATCACAAAAGTAGGTTTTGTAGTGGTAGCGTCAAAAGCCCAACCAGAGATTTTCAAATGGTCGCAATCAACAACTTGACCCGCCTTGGGATTATCAATGAAATATTTGAGCCCATCGATAGTATCCAACTCAACACACTTATATTCCATTGATATTACCAACTCCCATACTAACAATTTTCGTTCGGATGGACGGCTTCTGCCGTTTGTACCTCTATTTTACGAGAGGAATCATCATACCTAAACGTAGTCATGCCCGACATCGCCCGCAGGTTGTTTGGTGTCCAGAGGCTAAGGGTGAACTGGTTAGACGTTAAGAAAGAAAATGCCCCGCTGGCAGGCGGGGCAAGAACAGAAGCAGAGGTAAATACACTACTGTCTACTAACCCCCTACGACACCCGTCCCAGTATGTTCCGTCCTAAGTTTTCCTAAGAGACTAGCGGCGGTCCCAGATCGGGCAAGACAGGGACCGCCTGACCGAACGACAACGAACAAGCACGTTTTCGGCTACGCGCTCATTAATCGCCCGCAAATGAAAGCCAAGCTCGCCCGCCCTGACCGGCGGGCTTTTTCATGTCCATGCCCACGAGGAGGCAGTCATGCCACACTTCCCTATCAAGCTCATCGTGCTGCACTACAGCGCGACCTATCCCGACCAGGATTACGGCGTGGCCGACATCCGCAAGATGCACCTTGCGCGCGGGTTCAACGACGTCGGTTATCACTACGTGATCCGGCGCAGCGGCGCCGTCGAGAGGGGCAGGGCGGACACCACCGTCGGCGCGCACGTCTCAGGCCACAATACCGGCAGCCTGGGCATCTGCTGCATCGGGGGCATCGAGCGGGTGACCGGCCCGAACGTCGGCGTGGATAACCGCGCCGAGGCGCAAAAGGTTGCAACGGTGAAGCTCGTCCGCGAGCTGTTGGCCAAGCATCCCGGTGCCCAGGTCGTCGGCCACCGTGATCTGACCGCCACCCAGTGCCCCGGTTTCGACGTGCGAAGCTGGTGGGCTGCGGCCAATGCCCGGCCGCCTGTCGTGGACAGCATCCCTGTGAAGCCTCTGCCGTCTCGATCCACCCCCGTTACATCCGGCCCCGCAAAGGGCCCGATCTACATCCTTGCCGCGCTGGCTGCTGCCGCGCTGGCCTTCCTCGGAGTGAAATGACCATGAACCCGCTGATGCTCTTCAAGACCCTCCGCGACCTGTCGGCGCTGATCGAGCAGGCGAACCGCCTCGCCGGGCCGGACAAGCGCTGGTCGCTCGCATTCACCAACCGCTCGTTTATCGTCGCCTGTGTGGCGTTCGTGGCGGCAGCCGCGCTGATGATCGGGCTGCCTTTCCCCATGCCGGTCGATGTGACGGCGGAGACGGTCTACGCCGTCATTACCGTCGCAGGCCTTGTGTGGGCGGGTGTCGAGCGCATGCTCGGCAAGACCCGAGCTGTCTGGAACACGAAGCAGGCCGTCGAAGCCTTGACGGAGGCCGATGCTCTGACTGCAGCCCTGAACAAGGTGCCGGGGGTAGCTGCGCAGCCCCCCGGTAAGCTGGCGGTCAGCGGTCAAGGAGCAGCCAAATAG